ATTTTAATTAAATTAAGAGAGATGATAGTGTTGTGTAGTAGCAATCCATCATTAGCTAAATCTTTTTTTTCCAACTCTATATTTAATAAAAATAATAATAACGATTCTGCAATAGAGAGTTTATTAAAAGAGTTATACGTAGCAAAAATAGAGGATTTTTGAACTGGTGAAAAAAACTCTAGGAAAAAAACTCGTTACAGCCAATTATATGAAAATGAAAAAATTAAAAATATTTTAAGTCAATTAGAGGGTCTTTTAATTGAAAAAATAGGCGGTAAAGATATTATTAAAAAAATGTTAAGTAGTAAATGATATATTAAATTTGATTTATCTACTTTGTATTAAGGAGAATATTATTATGACAAACAAAGAACTTTATTATAATTTTCAAATTATTGAAAATGAAAACGACAATATTTTTGATAAATATTGTGCTTTAGCAAAATTAGAACAAGATTATAAAACCACTGAATTTGCAAAAGAATTCAGTAACATTACTATTATTGAAGCATATGATCTTTATATTAAAGATACCACATCTATTGGTACTTTACTTAGGGATTTTAAGAATGTAGACTTACCAAATATTTTTACTATGATTACTGATAAACTGGATATTAGCAACAATTTAGAACAGTTAAATCCAGAAACTGCAGAACTTTTACAATTAATATTAAGACAAAATAAATTAGAGTCTTAGAAGGTGATTAAATGGCACGAACAACTGCCGATTTAGATATTAAAATTACAGCGTCTGGGCTGGAAAAAATGATACAGGAATTAACTAAAGCGCAAGAAGGATTACAAAAACTTGGAACTCAATACAAAGGAGCTTCGAACAGCGCGAAGTTAATGAATGATATTATTACAGATGGTAATAAAGCTCTTAGTTTAATAAAAACTAAAATGAGTAGTGATGGTACCATGGACCTTGCCTCTGCTAGAAGTTTAACTGATATATTGCAAAGAATTACTAATCAAACAATGGAGTTAGACAAGGCAGAGAAACAACGTTTAAGTCCAGAAAAATATAAAGCACAACATGAGGCTTTAGTTGAGAATAATGCGGATTATCAAAAAATTCTTAAAACATTGGAAAAATTAAACGCTCAACAAACCTTATTACAAGATAAAAAGAACAACTTGGAAAAAGGAGATGCAAATCTTGTTTTCCAAGAACTTGGAATAAAAGGTTCTGCAGGAGCTAAAAAAGTTTTACCAAAAATTTCGTCTTTAACTGATAAACAGTTAAATAATTTGATTCCATCAGATAATGCAAGAGAAAGTACCAAAGAAGCATTTTACAACAAGTATAGAGTTGGTAAAGAATCCAATGAAATTGTACGTAGTAATGTTAAAAGTGCTATTGAAGTGGAATTAAAAAGACGTCAAGAAATTAAAAGAATTTCCTTAGAACAGATAGAAATAGAAAAGAAAATAACAGCTCATTCTGCGGAAAGAGCAACCCATGAACAAAAAATTGAAGCGCTAAAAAAAGAGGGAATTACTACTGCTCCTGGTATGGCAAAATATACTGAGCAATTTTTCTCTACCTCGAAGGCTATTAATGATGCAACTGTTGCGGCTTCAAATGCAAACAAATCTGTTGTTCAGTTAGATAGTAGTGTTGCAAATAACACATCTACTTTTCAACAAGCGACTAAAGCCATTTTAAGTTCAAGAATGGTGTATAATACTTTAAGACGAGTTTTAAATGAAACTATTCGTACAGTCCGTGAGATGGACAAAGCTTTAACTGGTATGACTGCCGTTACAGGAAAAACTCGTGAAGAAGTTCATAAGTTAATACCAGAATTAAAAAAATTAGCTCAAGAAACAAGTTCTACAATGACAGATGTCGCTAACTTAACTACAGAATATTTACGTCAAGGTCGTTCTATGGAAGATGCCCTTGAGTTAGCAAAAGAAACTGCAAAAGCGGCTCAGATAGCTGAAATTAGCACATCAGATTCATTGACATACATGACATCTGCTATTAATGGATTCAACTTAGCGGCTTCAGACGCTGCACATGTCTCAGATGTATTTGCAAACGTTGCGGCTAAAACTGCTACCGACTATGAGCAATTAGCAGTAGCATTAAGTAAAGTGTCAGCTCAAGCTAACTTAGCTGGTATAAGTATGGAATATACAACAGCATTACTTGCCAAAGGTATTGAAACTACTCAAGAAGCTCCAGAATCTATTGGTACAGCATTAAAAACAATCATCGCTCGTATGCGTGAATTGACAGATTATAATAAAGTGCTTGAAGATGGATCTTCAATTAGTAAAGTAGAAAGAGCGTTGGCTTCTGCGGGAATTGCTCTAAGAGATCAAAATGGGGCATTTAGAGATTTGGAACAAATTTTCAATGAATTGGGTCCAAAATGGGAAACACTCAATACAATGCAACAACAAGCAATCGCTCAAGCTATAGCAGGTACTCGTCAACAATCTCGTTTTGTTGCAATAATGCAAGATTGGGAGCGTACAATGGAGTCTGTTACCATAGCAGAAGAGAGTGCTGGAGCGGCATCTTATCAATACAGTAAAATGGCCGAAGGGTTAACTGCGACATTAACGAATTTAACAACTTCTTGGCAAGGTTTTACTACTTCTTTAATTGATACAGATTTTTTAATTTCAATTTTAAGAACTGCTACTGAGCTTTTAAACACTCTTTCAAATGCAACTCCTTTTTTAAGAAATATTATGGTAATTGGAGGGGCTATAGCAGGTTATACTAAGTTAAGTAACATGTATGCCGAGCAATCATATATTAAAAATTTACAAATAGCAGCTTTAAAAAAACAAATTGGTGGAGTGGAAATTCACAATGCCAAGTCGCTAAAAAAACAACTTATTATTGAGCGTGCTAAATTGGGAATTTTAGAAGCTGAAAGCTTAGCATACAACAAACAAAAATTGGTTGTAGACGCACTAGAGGTTCAACAAAAAACTTTATTGGCTAATAAGGCACAGGCTTTAGCGATGGACATTCAAATTTTAAGAAGTAAACAATCTGAATTAACCTATGAAAATTATGTACACTTATTGTCTAGTAACTCTCTTCTTACAAAAGCAGCTATCTTACGTTTAAATCAAGAAAATTTAAAGGCAACCATTGATGCAGAAGTGGCAGAAGTAGCGCAATTAAAAACAGATTGGGCGCAAGCAGAAGCTGAGCTTCAATCTTTAATGATAAACGAAGAAATAACTGAGGAGAAAAAACAGCAAGAAATCGCTAAAAAACAAGGTAATATTGAAAGTTTAAAAGGCAACATAGCAGAAAAGGAAGAGTTATTACTTCTTAAACAACAAACTTTGGAAAAAAATAAACAAATGAAAAAGGACTTGAAGAACTTTGGAAAAAGAGCGGGAGCAATCGCTGCAATTGCAGCAGCAATCGTAGGTATCGTGATTATTATCAAACAAATGAATAAATTAATCAAGGTACAAGAGAATGCTTTAAAGTCAATTGAAGAACATTCAAATAACATATATGAATTAAATAATAAAAGTAATGATTTAACTGATTTAATAGATCAATATCAAGAACTTTATAATAAAGTGGTTCGCACCAAAGAAGAAGAGGAAAAACTTTTAGAATTAGAAAAACAACTCCAAGAGCAAAAAGGTGTTAGCGGTACAGGTTCTGCTTTAATTGCATCGGCTACTGCTGTAGATATTGGTTATAAAGTTAAAATAGCGGAAGAACAGGATGCTATGATTTCGGACACTCTAAAAGCCTTTAGAGAATCATCGGAAAAAATAGATTTCTTTAAAAATTCTACTTTTGAAAATGCTTTTAAGCGTAAATATGAAATGCAAATAGACACCAATCTTGAAAAAGAGATGGCAAAAGCGGTGGCAGAAGGAATAATTACTATGGAACAGTATAATTATGCTAAGTCTACCGGAAAGCGCTTACTTCAAAGTATTGATTCAACAAGTGTGGCTCAACAAGCATGAGATAACCAAAGAGCAAATGAGAGCCTACTAAGTAGTCGCCCTGCAGAAGTTAGCCAAGCATTTCATGGTAGTGTAGCTGGTAGCGCTGTTGGCGGTGGAATAGGTATGCTTGGTGCAATGGCCTTGGGAGCACAAATTGGAGTTGGTTCCACATCATGGTCTGGACCTTGAGCAATAGCCGGAGGTATCATTGGTGCTATCATAGGAGCCGCAGTTGCAGGTGTTTCTATAATAGTGGCAAATTCTCAAAAAAATGCCGATGAGGCCGCAGAAGAACAAGCTCGTATTATGAAACAATATACTACTGAAATTACTGAATTCTCAAGTGCTATGTCATATAAGATGAGTGAAAGTTTATCTTCTCAATATGAGTTAATTTCAGATACAATAGAAAATAGCAATTATAGTGAAGCAACATTAGACGCAATACGAAATATGTATAGTACTGTTATCGCTATTTTTGAAAATCCAGAAATCTCTAAATTAGCTAAAAACATTGAAAATAAATTGGGCTCTAAAGGAAAAGATTTCCTAACTGATATCGCTACCGCTTTAGAGGGATTAGGCGAAAGTAGTTTACAACAAGCTTTACAAACAGTTTCAGATTCTTTAAATAAAGGAGCTTCTGCTGTAGAGGCTGCATCGCAACTATACATTGATATCGCGGACAAAGACAGTGTTTATTTTAAAGAGCAAGAAGCTAAATGGATTGAAGATAGAGATGCAGAAATAAAAAATATAAAATCTATTTTAAAACACAAAAAAACTTTAAAAGCATATGCAAAACAAGCCGATGTGTCTGTTGAAGCTTATAAAAAACAACTTCAAGAACAAATTGGAGAACTAGAAGGAGCAACTTACGAGTTTAGTGAAGAACGTCAAGCATTGTTAGACAAAACATTTAGTTTAATTACTAGTGATTCTTCTGTGTTAAGTTTACAACAATCATTAACTGGTTTAGAGAGTGCCAAAAAGAACTTAATTGAAATTGATAAAGCATTAAATGAAGGAACCTTATCCCTAGAACAAATGACTGAATTGGCTACGACTTTAGGGGAAAACTTTTACGAAGTACTTAATAATGAAGGTCTACAAGGTTTGCGTACTCTTATTACAAAAGAATTAGTTGGTCCTTATGATACTTATTTAAAACAAATTGATAATTTTATATTGGGTCAAGAATCTAAGTTAGCCGCAGCAATGAAGGAAGGCGAAGAAGAAGCTGCTAATGCTTTGCGTCAAAATATTGAATTAATTAAGTCTTATCGTAAGGAGTATATGACCTTCAATAAAACTTCATTGGAATCTTATGTGAACAAAAAGAAATTGGCCGCATTAGAAAAAGAAGCCGATAATAAAAATATTAGAGCCATGAAAGAGATAGTTTCACTTAAGAAAAAAGAATACGATATTGAAGAAGATAGACTAAATCAATACTTTAAAGATTATCCTAAAGAACTTGAATTAATTAAAAAAATTAGATCTGGAGTTATCAGTGTTGAAGAGGCTTGGGCGGAAGTTGCGGATAAAGAGAACTTTAAACGCTTATTAGAAAACACTGAATCTTATTTTGAAGATTTAGAAGAAGCACAAGAGGGATTAGTTGAAAGTTATAAATCTATTTTACAAGCTGAGCAAGAAGCTTTAAAGAATTCATTAGATAAACGTAAAGAATTATATGAAAAATATTTCGATACAATTGATAGAGAAAGTGAAGAGGAAGATTTTAAAGAAGAACAACGTAGATTGCAAAATGCTATTGCTAATTTATCTACTGCCACTGACGCTAATTCATTAAGTAAGTTAAAAGAATATCAAGAAGAATTAATGAACTTAGAAAAAGATTTCCTAGACACTCAAACTGAAAAGCAACGAGAAGATCTATTAACAACTCTTGATAATCAAAGCGAATCTTTAGATCAATATTATGAAGAAAGATTAAATAATGAAAAAGCTTTATGAGATGAAATTACCATATATTCTAAAGAAAAAATTCAAGATATTGCTAATACGTATATGAAAAACTTTAACATATCAGGTGTTTCTTCTGGTAAAGGCTATAGTAAAGGTGGCTTAGTTGATTACACTGGTACTGCAGTAGTACATGGTTCTCATAGCAGACCTGAGGCGTTCTTGAATGCAGATCAAACCGCTATGTTCGCTCAATTAGCAAAGGGATTACAATATTACTATAATAGAAATGGAGTAAATAGTTCATCAACTTCTTCTAACGAAGGTGTTACAATAGAGAATATAACAATACAAATTGACGGTGTATTAAATGCGGATAATGTTCAAAATACTGCCAATGACTTGGCTACCGCAATTAAAAACAGTTTACAAAGAACTGGTTTAGCTTTAAACAAAAGATAGGTGATAATTATGCATGATAACTATACAAGATTTTATTTTAACAACTTAGATAGCGCAGATTTTAAAATTGTTGTCACTAACAATCATGATTTACAAATGAATTTATCACCTAATTTTAGTGATAAATTTAATAGTCCAACATATGGACAAATTAGTTATTATGAAGGTACAACAATTTCAAATCAAGACTTCGTAGTAAAATGCGCTGCTATAAATATAACCAAACAAGAGTGGAGAGCCATTACTGAATGGCTTTCTCCGCTGTCTATTGGTCCACTATCTTTTATGTGGAACAAAAATCATTATTACATGACAAAAGTCACAAAAGCACCAAATGGTGAAATGTGAATTAAAAGTAAAGTAGATTCTATATTAGAGGAAACATATAATGTAACTTTCCAAATTACTTTCACTACTGTTGGCGACTGGGCCGCTTATGGCCAACCAGCTAGTGTTAAATGTATAGGGGATTTAAACGATAAGGATGTTGATAGATTTAAAATATGTGAAAATTATAAAAATGAATATCATGTTCCTTATGTAAATTATTTAGAATCCTCTAAAATTGGGAACTATTACTATAATGTTGGATGGATAGAAGTCAATAAAGATATGAGTTGTGAGATATACTGTTATTACATGGATGAAAATAAAGTATCAACTATTGATATTGGAGATGGAAAAATTAGTTTCGATGGTAAAAGCACACCATTTTCAGATAAATATTATTTATATTTTGGATCTAATTGTTATGTTCGTTTTACAGCCGATTTTCCATCGACAGCTATGCCAAAAAACAAACAATTATTAGTAACAAATCCAGGAGCTTATGAAACTTACCCAAACATTGAACTATTTGATAGTAAGGCAACCTTTAATTATAATTTTAAAGATTTCTTACAATACGAAACAGCTTTAGAAAATCATTCAGAATGATTATTTTATAATGGAAGTAATGGATATACTATGAATAATGGACAATTTGTTCAAAATACTGGTTTATTCAATTCTCCAAGTTTAATTTCTGAATCTATTAAATTACCAAGCGGAAAACCTGAAATTTTTAAATTACTATTAAAAGAAGCTCCAAAAACTAGCGATTTTGTCGTTTATGAATGCGAATTTCACACAACTAAAAAACCTATTCATGCAAGAAACAAAGGTTGAGTTGTTACTTTATTTAATAAGTGACCGATACAAGACTCTAATATTTTTAATGTAGATTCATTTGATACCAAAAAATATTATACTACATCATTTGATTCTGTTGTTTTATATTCTCCTACTATAATATTCGATGAAGAAAATGGTATAATTAAACTACGATGATTATACGGAACCCAATACGGAAAACTTGATGAAATATTAACTAAAGACAAATATATTTATATGAGTATTTGTGACGTAGAAACTATTAATTTTTCTTCAAAAGCAACTACATTAGTTTACGATATTCAAACTAGGGATGTTTTATAATGGCAAATTACATTAATATTAATGGTAGAGCAGTTGGTCCTATTCAACTTGGCAACGATGGGACATGACTTTATGACAAAGTTTTAACTATAGGTCAAAACAAAAAGAAAATTAAACATTTAAATTTCTCTTTATCTTTAAATAAAGATGAATTAATAGTTGCTCGTGCCAAAACCCCATTGATGGGAACCTACAAAGATGATGAGGGTAAATTACAACCACAATGTGATCCCCAATCTCTTGCTACTGTAGAATGGGTTATGGCTTATAGTAGTTTAGCTCCAGGGGATAGAGTAATAGATTTAAGTATTTATGTTACAAAATCATATTTGGAAAACTGAAAGTTGAATATTGAAAATTCAGCTATCAACAACGAAAAAGAAATTGAAGCAATCAATAAACAACTGGGAATTATGAGCGAAAAGATTGATTCCCTTTCTGAAGGCATGAATAAGCTACCAGAGAATTTACTTATTAAATGTGGTGGCGCACAGCCTAATTTTACAATATAGGGTGATAATTAATGATCTTAGCATTATCTACTGCAGAGATATGATCTCTAGTAATAGCAGTTTTAAGCTCTCTGTTAATTCCGGCAGTGAAAAGATTAATAAAATACAGTAAAAAAATAAAAAAGAAAAAGGAAGAAGAACGTCAAAAGCAAGAGAAACAAGATAAAATAATTAATGAATTGCCTCTGCAACTTAATCAATTACGTCAAGAAATAAGCGAAGTTAGAGATTCTGTTGCTGGGAATGCGATTGAAAACAAAGAGTTAAAAGAAGAATTTAATAATTTTCAAATATTAAATATTAAATATATGATAAACGATGCCTTTTTTGGTTATCACAATGTTCATGAAATTCCTTATGAAACATTATTGGTAGCGGCGGAAGGTTGTGATATTTATATAAGCAAAGGAAAAAACCATGAAATAGGAGCTCGATGTGAAGTAATTTATGCGGAATTTAAACGTAGAGAGCTTCTTAAAGGGGAAGGTGTCAAACATGATTAATTTACCTCATAGTGGAACTGCGAATTGAGGCATTCAGCTAAATGAAACCATTCGTAGACTATATAATGATTTAAATAATATTAAAATGGTATTAAATAGAGAAGACTTAGTAGATACTCAGAAGTATACGGCTTTTGTAGGCAGTGGAGTGACTACCTTGGGGGATTTTACCGCCACTGGTGCAACTTCGTCTATAACACTTACTTTTAAAGGAAGCTGGTATTTTATAGGCCCAGAAAGAATTAACTTTGTAAACCAAGAAGTTAGAGGAACTTTAGGTAACTTAGAGGGTAATTACTATTATTTATATCTTAAATATGATGGAACAAAAGAAACACCAACAACTAATTTTGAAGCAAATATTGATTTTTTAGTTAATTGACAAAGAATAATGATAGGTATTTTATATAAAAAAGATGGAAAATGAACGTTTTTAGAAAAAATCTTTTCTCCTTATAAAACGGCCTTTCAACATTTAGATGAGAACAATAGAAGACACGTTGATATTCCTTGTGATTCAATTATTTTGAGTGATTATAATAGCAAAACGCCTAAAATAAATTTAACTAATGTGCGACATGCTTATTATTATGCAGATGGTCTTAATTTTGTAAATTACAATTCCGGTAGTGAGTCTTATGAAAGAATTAACTTACTAAACTATTGGGACAAAAGTGGAACTATGACTTTAACAATCGAAACAGTTCTATTGGATAAACTAGAAAACGGAAATCTAATTACCGAACTAGCAACATCTGCAGGAAAAGCAACTAAAATTTTTAGAATATTAATTTCTGCCAATGGAGATTTTGTATTACAATATCATCATTCAGCTTCTACTGTATCTAAAGATTATATAAACAATTATGTATTATTAGAAAACTATATTAAAAACTTAGCTTTTAATGATGAAATAGAATCTTATTGTATTGGACATGTTGAAGTGGCTAGGGGATTTTATTTTGATAGTGTAGATATAAATAATATTACTAATTTAGATAATTTGGAATTTCAATTTTTTGAAAATTTGAATAATTTAGAAAATGTTCATATTGAGGATTTGAAGTTTTCAACAATGCTTTCTCAAGACATATTTACTGAAATAAAATTGACTAATGGTGTTTTATACTACGATGATACACAAGCAAATCTTAGTGGGTGAAACATCGAAGAAAACAGAAAGATAATGTTTCTATCAGGTGGAGAAAAGCATGGGGATGAGGCTACTATTGGAAAGCTATCTCAATTAGGAGAATTTACTACAAATGGTCAACAAACTACTGCCATATTACCAACATGTACAATATTTTTAAGTGACAAAAATGGACTTTCACCATTTCCAGGAACTGTACTGTGAGATGGAAAAACTGGAATTATTGAGATAGACAAACTAAATTTTACTTCTACTTATCCAGATAATACTAAATTTTTCAATATTAAGGTTAATTCAGATAATTTGAATGAAAATCGTTCAAAAACTTATACTTTATTAGCTGGTAATCCTGTTAAGAGTGGATATTTTTTAACATCAGATTATAGTACGCTAGACGAAGAACAATCAATAAACATTTCCGCTCCTGAAATAGTTTTGAATAATATAAAATTAATTAAAGATGGTACAGTTAACAAAATATTAAGTAATGATGAGAACATCAATTCGCTTTATTTAGATTACGAAACAATAAAAGCAAACAATATTGATATGGAAATTAATGGTGTCTTAACATATTTATCAGATAGACGTCATAAGGAAAATATTTGCAATAACAATATGAATTGTTTGGATATTGTTGTTAACACTCCTATTGTAGATTTTAATTATATTAATTCAAGTCCATTGCATGTAGGTTTAATATCTCAAGATTTAGTTAAAACCCTAAAACCGAAATATAGAGACAGTTTTATTCAAATCGTTCAGGAAGATTTAGTACCAGACTGTTTACGTTTAAAAGAAACAAAATTAGTGTATATTTTATGAAAAGCATTACAAGAAATGAATGAAGAATTAGAATCTGTAAAGAAAGAATTAAAAAATTGTAAGGCTAGAGAAATCTAGTCTTACAAGGAGTTAGAATTATGACAGAAAAAAATAATTTTTATATTGATTTAATTAATTATAAAAGAATAATTAAAGAAGAAAAAATAGTTTTATCTGAAGTACCAGTTCGTTTAACTACTTTTGAAAATGGATTTTCTAATAAGTATGGAACATTTGAAGAGAGTATAAATTTCTCAGGTGATACAAAAGAATTATCATTTTCCATTTTTAAATATATTAATAAAGAATTAAATCCATTTTGATCATACATTGTACCGGATCGAAAATTGAGACTGAGTGTCCCTTCCCTAAGTGAAAATTATATTGAATTTTATATAACGAAGTTAAGTCCTAATGTTACAAATGACAACGTGAAATATACTGTAACTTGTCAAGATTCTTTTTCATACGATTTAACTAAGCAAAATATATCAATTACCATATCAACGAATGACGAACAACAATGGGGACCAGAAGTTGGACCTCAAACTATTGACAAATTGATTAAAAAAGTGTTAGAAGTGGCCTATATAAACTATACCGACATAGAGACTGACACAAGTCGCTGAAGATTAGATCCAGAGTTTCAAAATTTATTTTTCGCAGACACATTTAAACTTGGAGAAAGAATGCGCGTCAGCTTAGAAATGACATCAACTCCTTTCAATGTCATTACTGAAATATTGAAGCTTTTTAATGCAAATTTAGTACTAGATTATGAAAATCATTTAATAAATGTAGAATATAAGGAATATGCCGATTTAAAAGGTTTAACTTTAAGACCTGAATATAATCTTTCATCTTTTGGATATACAGAAGACAGTAACGAATTATTCAACATAATGCACGTACAAGGTGGAGAAGACGCTAAAGGTAATCTTATTTCACTATTACCACAATTATCAGACGAATTGCGCAACTTCTTACTTAAAACTTCTTCATGAAAAAATGCGAAAAACATAGAAGAACTTATGATAGAATTTGATAAAGAAAATTCCACACGTTCAGAAGAGACTATAAATTTCTTGGAGGCCTTAAAAACATTGCCTCACGGTGGAAACTTCTTTTACAATTTTGAATATTGGTTAAATAAAAAAATAATTGATAAAACTATTTATAATGATATTATCAATGACCTAAATGTAAGTTTGCGTAATATTAATTTAGAAATGTTATGCTACTATCCTTTATTTTATGAACGTTTATATTATATAGAAAGTGTAGAAAATCAACAAAAAAATTTGGTGGCTTCTATTGCGGCTTTGCAACAGGAATTAGCGGACACCAATCAAACAGATAATAGTTTAAACGGTCTGCAACGTGCTTTAGTAAAAACGATTGATGGGGTAGAATGTGTTCAAATTTTTAAATATAATGAATTGGAAACCCCTATTTTTGGAGATGCTTTTAATTATGGTTTTATGGAAAAAGTAGATTATCGATATTTTCTACCTCCAATTGCGGATTTGAGAAATGATAATGCTTTCCTAATAATTGAAAATTATAATTCAGAAGGGGAGCAATATACCAAATGTAAAATTCAAGATGTTGATACAGATTTATCTACGTTCGTATGTGATGCTGTAATAGAATCAACTAATTTTTCAGTGTATAGAAATTTAGATAGCTCCTTTAAGTTAACAGAAAATGTAAATGTTGAAGGTTTAAATCAATATAATCAAACTGATTATGCCAATGACTTTAATGAAATATCTAATGATCTATATATTGACTATTTATTATCTGTATACGGATCTAATTATTTAGATGAAAGAATAGCAGAATTTAGTGGTTTACTGGATGCTGCATTACGTAAGAAAAACGAAATAGAAATAGAATTAATCAGTCTAACTGGAGCAAAATCTATAACAGAAGCAATTAATATGGTAGACACTGGTCCTTTGACAAACACAGAAAATAGAATAAAGCATGGTGAACTTGTTACTGAACGTGATTATTTAATAAGAGAATGTGGTGGTATAGGTAGAACAGGAAGATCATTTTTAGGATATTACAGAACTTTTATTGAGCAATTAAAATTATTAAAAAACAAACATTCCGAAAAGATAAATTCTTTTGAGGGTGATGTTTTGAATGATAAAATTAATCAATTAGAAAATGAAAGAAAAAGATGATGGCAACAATTTTATTCGCGTTACCACTCAATTATTCGTGAAACATATTATGAAGATTCTAATCAATTGACCAGTGAAGGATTGTTCTCCGCCGCTTATAAACAGTTTAAAATTTACAGTGATTTAAATAAAGATTATAATATTTCTTATTTAACTACTGATGACCTGTTGCCTTTCAATTCTGTCATTAAAGTTGGAGATCATATTAGAGTATTTGTAAAAGAAGTGTTTTATGACAACTCAAATAAACGTTTTAGTTATTTAATTCGTAAGAATAATTTAACCTTAAGATTGGGTGAAACTTTAATGTTTAAAAATGATGACTCTACTATCTATGGTATAATTACCAATTTGCAAGAAGATCACATTTATTATACGGCGGAAGTCTTATTTAAAGAAGGCTTAGAAGATCCTAATGATATTTATAGTTACAGAAATGAAGATTGTATTATTGATGGTATCTTGCCAACTTTTGAGGAGAAGCCTGTTCGCCTAAGAGTTAATGCCATTAATAAAAAACTAAGAGAATCAACTACCTCTTTAACAGTTGAAGATAAAACTTTAATTAATCAAGTAGTTGATAAGTTGTTAACATTAATCAACTAGGAGGTTTAAAATGAAAAAAATAAAATTATTTTTTAAAGAAATGGGGAATGCTTTAACTAATATTCTTTGTCCTTTGATATCTATTGTTATTGCGTTAATGGAACTATTTCAATTACCCACTTCTTGAATTCAAACAGTTAAAAAAGTTGAACATTGAGCTTGATATTTAAGTGGAACGAAAGATGATATTGATAAAATATTAGATGAGGTTGAAGAAATAGTTGAGGAACTAGAAGGTGAGGAAGAATGCGAATAACAGAGAATCGTATTGGTAATGTGCTAAGTTCTTTTGAAGCCATTGAAACAATGGGTCTTCCTGAAATTGATATAGCAATTGACAATAATTCTTATATTGAAATCTCTTTGTTATATGGTGGAGGAGAAAACAAAGACGGACGATCACTTAAGGAACTTGCGCGAACTCAAGTATATCCTACTTTAGAAAATTATTATTTTGGAAACGTTAGTGTTATATGAGATGAAGAATTAAATTCAGAAGTTTTGCAAATTCAGTTTACTACACCACCAACAAGTGTAGGAGTTTTTAAGCATAAATTCACTCCTGATGAAGGATTTTTAGTTGAAGAATTTAGTAATACTTCATATTCTCCAATGATAATAGAGCAAAGTGGTTCTAGTTTGCAAATTAACTCAACATCACTTGAACCAAAAGTTAACAAGGAAATTGTTTCTATGTCTGTAAAAGATTTTACTCCCGTATCTTATGAATGAGAGGAATATTCAGATACAAAGAATTTTACTTCTGGTAGCGGAAATTTGGTTTTCGAAATAAGTAAACCTTTTCCAATTTGGAATTGTATTTTAAAAATTTATTGCAAAAAAACTAAAGAAGAATATGTATGTAGTTTTAAAGATTTTACTTTTAAAAATAACGCTTATCGTCTAGGCGTAAATAATAATTTTCTTACTACTATTACTATATTTGAAACAACAGACACTTGATTCATACTATTATATGTAACAAAAAATACAAAATATACCTTAAATGTTACCCCTCAACCTTATACTTATCAACTTTATTATGAAAAAGGTGTTTTAGAAAAACTATATTTGGGAGAACAAGTTATCACAAACGATTTTGAATCAGAAACTCTTTCAGACGTGGAACTGTCATATAGCGACAATATCATAAGAATGCAATCTATTTATGTTGACGAAAAAGGTAAAATTTTAGAGGACTTTATGACTGAAACAACGATTAAACGTCTTACTCCTGGCAATTTATTTAAATGAAATATAAGACGTGAGAATTTAGATGAGTTTACATTTAAAGCACCTTTAAAAGTTGAAGGATCTGTAAATGTAACGGGAGGGATGATTTTAGGCGGAAGCCTAACCATTCCCAGCAATCAAAACATCGAAATAAGAGAAGTTAATTTAAATGATTTAGAAGATTCAAGCGTAGTTGAGGACGGATATTTATATAGTTATGGAGGAATTACATTCTTATTTAATAAGCGCTGGTATAATAAAGAAATTTTAATAAACTCTACACAAGCTAATGCTACATATCTTGTATTACCTTCTGGTTCAAATTTATCTCCCAAAATAAAAACAACCCATCAAAGCGGAGAAGATGTAGTTAACGCTACGGTTAAAAAATTCCCAATAAAAATAAATTCAATAACAACATCTTAAAATTAAAACCCAGAGATTATTCTCTGGGTCCTTTTTTATTTTAAAATAATTTACTACTACTTACCTTTTCCGCGCATCCATATTTTCCTATCAAAATAGCATCCGCGACATCGTCACTAACCTCTATACCAAACATGCTTTTAACTTTATTAATAACATTTTTCTTTTGAGTAGATCTATCTTTTCCGCTTATCATAAATTTAGCTTGCCACACTTTATTCAATACTTCTGTATACTTCACATTATTTTTTCTCAAAACTGCTTTCATAACACCAAGTAAACCACCAAGTACTTTAAAAGCATTATAACCACCAATAGCTCCGCTTTGTTGTAATTGTATATCTTCTATAACTACATAGTCAGGATTTCATGCTTTTAATACTGCATCCATAAAATCATAGATTTTGGAATACCTATAATCTAATTCGCCTTTAAATTCTATACAATCATAATAGACTAACTTCCCATCATCAAACACACTAATTCCAAAATGTTGGGTGGCTTGGTCGCATCCTATTACACGATATCCACTCTTTTTTGGAGGTTTATAAGTATACTTTACCTCCTGTGTTTCGCAACAGGGACAAGTAAAGTTTTTATTTCTAATTGTTTCAAAATTACTCACAAAAGTTTTATTACATTCACAACAGCGGAATTCTATATCAGATTGTAAATTTTTATATTCAGTAATATTCAATATAACCAAATTCTTTTCTTCTGCAATTTGAAGTAAGTCTTGAGGAGAAAGTCTACTCATTTCCATCAGAAGCTAACAGTACTTGAATAACATCTAGCTCTGCCAATAACTGAGCCATATCTTCAATTTGAACGGCCTTTAAAATAGCTTCTCTTCTTTTTTTACGTTCTTCAATTAATTGTTCTTTTGTCATGGCACCAAAACGTGTCATTAAAGATTGATCTCGCATTATTCCACCTCGTACATTCTCATTAATTTTTTATGTACTTGCATCATAGCTTTTACATCCTCAATAGCAGCATGAGCATCATATTTTATCCCTAGGCAACCAGCCACATATTCTTGATTTCATTTACGTCCATTTTTAGGAATTAGTCCATCTGCTATTGCTTTTTTAGCTAATTTAGCTACATCCGTTACTTTATTTTTGTCTATAAATGGTTCATCCATTAAGTAATCCATCATTATTCTATCATTAATAATGCGGATGTCAAATTGGGCATTATAGGCTAATACTTCGTCTACATCGCCTGTTCCATTAAACCATTCAATAAAATTAGATAACACATCTTTTTCTTCTGGTTTATCTGCCAGGAACTCTTCACTTATACCATGAGCTTTAAATGCGCCAGGACTAATAGGACGATATGGTCTCATATACTCATGAAAAGTATCAACTATTTTCCCATCTTCTTCTAAGATAGCGGCTAACTCTACAATACAAGCTCCTGTCTCTACGCCAGTAGTTTCAGTATCTAAATAACATTTTAACATTTTAATTCTCCTCGGAATTTATTACTTTTAAATACATTCCTCATATTAAGATTCTCTAATTTTTCTTTACCTCATTTTACATATCCTACTTGTTCCATTAACTCTGGATAATGCACTCATAAATTTCTCATTCTGTCGATGCCGTCATCTGATCATTGTAACGAATTGCTAAAAAACTCTTTTAAGTCTAAACAATTTATTGTCAATCTATTTGGCAAAGACATGAACTCCACATAAGACAAATAAGGATTGTAATTAGTTCAAGCTTCCAAATCTTCAAAGTGAAATCAAAATGGCGATTTACTACGTGGAGGGGCTTGAAGGGTTATTTTTATTTGTAGTTCTTTTGTTCTTTTTATAAAAAGCAGATAGCGACTTAAATCTTTTATTGGCTGACTACTAAATTGAAAATGATCTTTTTCATAAAATATATTAGTCTTTATCGACATTCTTTGTCTTTTTGACACCTTTATTTTTTCCATACATAAAATAAAATTATCCATTTTTTCTACTGTATTTAAGTCGCAAAATATATCATTTTTTTCAAAATCTATTTTCAGTGATGTAAATATCTCAACCTTACGTTTTTCAATCAAAATGGAGTCTAAATTGATTGGAAATTTGAACACTATGTTACTGTCTAACTTTAAAAATTCATAACATTTTTCTAAATCTTCAACGCTGTGTTCTCAAAAATTTTCATCTATTACATATGTATTTTTTGTTTTCTTGTATGAAGCATGATAGTCTTGAATTACAGGCATTATTTTTCCATGATAGAAAAACTGCACTATATTAGATTTGGACATTTTATTTTCTTGTTTCAACGGGTACAATAAATAATCAGGACGACACGCGGCCATTATGTCACTAATATCCTCTTGATAGCGACTGTAGTATTTCAAGCCACTACCAATTAGGAATACGTTTTCATCTAGCATATTAATAGTTGTAATCATTGGTGTTAGAATATTTTCTTTTATTACATACATTTTATCATATTCAAACTTTAATTCAGCTTCATTTTGAGCGAAATTAATTATTGCATTTTGTTGTTTGTAGTAAGAAGATATTTTCATACACTTCGGATTTGGTAGAAAACTCTTCTTACGATACCATTCAACATCAACTATAGTTACTCTCATTATTTTTTGTCCTCTAAATAGTTAAATTGACCTTCTTCATTTAATACAATTCTTTCTATTGGTTCAACACCATTCTTTTTATAAACTTTCGGAATAAACATATTATCACGAAGAATACCAGTTAACTTTAAGTGAACACCTTTTTCGAAGAAGCTATCTTGTATAATTTCTTCTTCTTCATCAGTTATAACTTTATCATATTTTGCAAATTGTTGTTTATAACATTTTACTTTTATAATTCCATCAGGAGTAGACAAAGTTATAATACTTTGTTTTTTATTTTTAATCAACACTGTTCCAATTATAGTTTTTAAATTTAGTTTAGGAACTTGTTCGCCTTTTATAGTTCAATAACCATCAAAATCATTTTCTTTCAAATCATAAATTGAATTATAATCAAAAGGAAAGGACATATTACACAGCGGATGACCGCTATGATAGAAGTTCATACTATCTAACTCCCACTGTAATTTATCTCCATTAGCGTACTTATCCCACTCTTCTTTCCACTCTCTGTTGTATATAATCTCGATTAATTGTTCTTTATTTGCCTTTATCCAACTTCTTGCTCCGTTTAAACCATTTGTATATATTGAATCCCATTTACTTGCATTAATTTTATAAACTCCGTCTACACAAAGCGGTTCTTGTTGCATTCATTTACGGTACCAAGCTACCATTATATCATCAAGTAAATAAAATCCTTGTCCATCTTTATTTTTACGAGCTTCTTTTGTGAATAAATAAATTCCTTTTTCTTTATTCAAACTTTCAGGAACTAAGTCATAACGAATTAATTTTAAGAAATTACGTAAGTCCAATGTTTTATGTTTTTCAACCAATGTTCCAATATAATCTTTCATAATTTCTTCACGACTTTTTCCTTCTATTTGATTGAAGCACCCAGCTTTAATAAGGTTTATAACCTTATCTTTACTAATAAGTTTTTTACCATCTTCAACCATTCTTTCGGTGAAATCTTTTAAGCTACTAAAAGGTCTATGTTCAATGATGTTTAAAATCAATTCATCACCAATTTTATTAATTCCTTTCATACCAAACATTATTTCATTATTTTCAACTTTTGGTATAAATCCCATTCTCGCAGTATTAATATCAGGTGGAACAATTTTATATTGAGTAAATTTACTAATTGCTTCCGCTACTTTATCATAAGCAACTTTTCCGCTTTTAGTTTCTTCTTCTTCATCTTCTATATCCATAATTTCTTCATTTAACAGAAATTCATAATCCCCTTCATTAACCGCATTGGCGTTAACATTTAAACATGCACAACCCCAATATATTTGCGGATAATAATAGTTAAGATTCATTTCTTGAAGAGCAATAGTAGAGTAGGCAGTTGTATGAAGATCACTAAAACTATCGAATTTATCTTATATTTCTATAAGTTCTGACTAATTCTTAACAGACAAATGTCTGCCACAACCTTTTCGGCTTACGTATGCTTCGTTTCCTATAACATAACCACGTATCAATAGTGGTCCTACTCTCCCGCATTACACCTGGGAGATAGTCGATACAGGTTACTTTCGTAAAGGATATGACAAATATTCTTTATAGTGAGTTTCTCCATTATTTATTCTTCTAATAGTGCGATCGCTTTTTCCACTTTGTCTAGCAATTTCAGCGATAGATAAATCACTATTTATTAATAAATCAATAATTAAGTCAATACCGATTTCAAAGCTTTTGAATTTACGAATAGGATAATCAAAATTTTTATCGTAGTGCATTTTTCCATAATTAATTTTTTTTACAGAAGATACACACATTCCTAATTCATCTGCAATTTCTTGAAAACTTTTATCTGTTGTTCTTAATAATGTTATTAATTCACTATATTCTTCTAAACCAGTTTTATAATTTTTTCTTAAGGGATATTTTAAACTTTCATCAACATATTTTAATCCTTGATTTATATTAGATACCAAAGTAGATGAAATGTTATATTCAATTGCTATATTATATTGGCTTAAAGTGGTGTTTAATAACAATTCTCTAACAGATTTTGCCTGTTCCTCATTTAACTTATTTAAATGAGAGCCATCATCTCCTCCACAAGTTTCGTTATATCCAACTCCATGAAAAGTGTTATAATATTCAATTCAATATCTTTCTCTTTTTTCTCAATTTAATTCATTAGTAACCTCTAATATTTCAAAATCAAAATTATCTCAACCGTATTCTCTGATTTTTTTGTATCACGTACAATCATGAATAGTTCCAATAATTTTTGGATTAAAAGCTAATGATTTATGTTCTCGTTTTCTTCTATCCACATCATTAGTTTTTCCAATATAACGATGTCCATTCTTTTTATTTATAAAACTGTAAATATAAATTTTTTGCATATTCTTCACTCCAGTCTTCCCACGAGGTTGCCTTCCGTCCTTTACGGCTAAGGTTTTCTCGTTAGCTTAGTATAATTTTATGACAACTAGGTTATCATTTCTATAATTATTATACCAAACCCCGAGGATATCTTCAAATCTGAGTGAATAGATTTGAAGCTCGGTAAAATTGTGTAAGGGCAAGTTTATCGTTTACCCAACTTGTCGATGAATTTGTACGTTCCATACATAGTCTAACATTTGTTCGCGAGTTCCTAGCTCTCTACCTTTTGTGTAGAATAGCTCATGACACTCATCAACTAATGCTTTCTTTTTCTTTGCTACTGCCTTACGAAGTTTATTTGCTTCTTTGACACTAAAACCTGCAATATGCGGATCCATAGCTAGTTGCATCATCAACTCTTGAGATGGTGCTACTCCATATACCGGTAATAAGTATTTTTCAAGTAACGCTTGCTCTTCTTCGTTAATTCCATATTTTAAAAGTTCTTGATACCATAATTTTAAATTAGCTTTATATTTTGCGAATGTATCAAGTGGTTGTTCACCCTCATCACTCATTAAACGCAACACTGAGTTACCTGCGGCTAAATCTTTTAAACTTTGTGGTTTTATAAGACGTGCAGCCTTACTTCCTTGGGCGGTATCATATTGGAATAACTCAATAATTTTTTCATCGCCAACCATCTTCCACATATCTTGGTTTTTGTAATCTAAGTTTGCTGGCAATAAATATTTATTATAAGTAGAACGTAAATCACCTTGCCATTCAATTCTTTGATCTTCTAATAACAAGTTCATACAAGTTCTAATTTTATCTATTGCTTGTACTGTTAAAAAGTCATATTTTAACGCTCCCATTTGTTCACTATCATGTAAGTCCCAAGCAGTAACCAAAACTTTACGACTTGTTTTCATAATACTATTATGTTCTGCTATGCTACCATTTAATATTAACACTCCTGATGCATGAACTGATAAGTTCGATACAAGTCCGCTAATACGATTTGCCACATTCCATAATTGTGGATATAAATTCATTTGTGAACAAAATTGCCCTATACGTTGATGTTCGTCATCACCATACATACATTGTTCTAAAGTCCAGTCATTACCACGCTCATTTGGTACAAGAGATACAATGTAGTTAATTACAGCATCATCCATTTCCAAACTTTTTCCCGCAGTTCTAATCGCACTTTTAGTTTTAATTGTACCAATAGTACAAACATTAATAACTTCACTACCAATACTATTAAAATATTTTGAAACAGCTTTTAAAATTTTATTACGTTTTAATGCTTCTGTGTCAAAATCTATATCAGGCAACTCTGGACGTGATGGATGTAAGAAACGCCAAAATGGCATATTAAGTTCTTGACGTAATGGGTCCAATTGTGTGATACCTAATAAATAGTTAATTAATGAGCCGCATCCAGAACCACGACCAGGACCAACTAAGCTATCTCCATCAGACCAAACAATATCAATTATTTTTGCCATTGTATTGAAGTAGTCAGATAGTGGTTGATTAATATTTTCACTTATTGCTTTAAATGTTCCAAGTTCTTCATCTAGTCTATTAAAATATTCTTCAATATAATCATTACTTATTTTATCCAAATATCCTTCTGCCAATAAATAAGCTAAATATTTATCAGCTTCGTAAGGACTTTCGTTGAAATAATAAAGTAAATTTGATTGATTTTTAATTAATTTTTTAATATAAAGAAACTTTTCTTCATCTCTACTATCCCATTCATAACGAATTTTTGGAACGATTTGAGGATGGTCTAAACTATAACTCTTACATTTATTGGCTATTTCAATAGTATTATTAAACATTTCATCAATAAATTCATCTTTAATATAATCGGCTAAATAGCTTCTTAATTCTTCTGCGCCCATTAAATATGCAGAAGCATAGAATTCATCAACCTCTCTATTACCTTTACTATCTTTACTATTTAAAAATGTTTTATGAATCTCTCTTTCTTCCTTTTTTAAATAATGACTATCTGTCGCAATAGTAAACTTATAATCATTACTAAAATTTTCAATCATATAAGAGTTGTAATTAATTTGATCTAACATTTTTGAAGGCTGTAGTTCAATGTAGAAGTCATTTCCAAAAATTCCCTTAAAGGCCTCAAGTATTGGTTCAATACGATGTAGTTGGCCAGTTGTAAAGAATGTACCTGTCATACCACCCAAACAAGCAGTAGTACAAACAACATGTCCTGGGTTACTTCCTATAATTTCATCTATGTCACTTAGGTATGTAGGGGTTCTCATAATAAATTTCACATAACCCCTACTCCAAGCTCGAGAGCTTAACTCACGAAGTTGTCTATGACCAATTTCATCTTTTGCCAATAAAATACAGTGGTAAAACTTTTCTCCAGCTTCATGCGTTTCCGCAGTCAAACCTTCTCTTGTTATGTAAATCTCATTTCCAAGTATTAAACGATAATCCTTGTCTGCATACTTTGATTTAAAATAATTTAACGCTCTAACATGACTGGTTAAGCAATCATGGTCTGTGATTGCAATAGAGTGAAGACCTAATTCATATCCATAGTCAATTAGATCTTCTACTTTATTAATACTATCAATTAATTTTAAATTTGAATAATCCGTTACGTATGATTATGTAAACTTGCATAAGTTTCAGTTCTCATAATCTCGCATCACTTCCTTTCTTTTTCTATTTAAACTTTATTATAAATTTTTTCAAATCTTTTACATTTACATTTTCCATTTGCCACTTCTTCATTAAATATGCCTAACGGTTTACACCATAACAAACTATCATCATCAATATTTTTATATAGCACCATTAATTCTTGGGTTTGAGTATGCACACCTATGTCCATTACTCAGTAAACACCACCTTTAAAGTGTCTATATAAAAAACCAACCATTTCTTCTTTTATTTGAATAATTTTTTTTGCATATAAATAACCTTTTATATTTTATTATAACATAATTTTTAATATTTTTCAAAAATTTGCTCTATTGTTATTCCTTTAAAATCTAATAGTTTAAACAATGCGGCCATTTTCATATCTAAAGATAATGCGTAATTATTATTGGGATGATTGTCAATTTCTACACCAATTAATTCATAAATATCCATTTCGTTTTCTATTGATGTAAATGCTTCAATAGCTGTAATCATCCTTTCATTAAGCATTGTAACATCTAAATTTTGTTTAATCATTAATGAAACTAGAATTTCTAATATTTCTCTTGTTTTTCAGATTAAAAACTCTTTTGTATATGTTTTATTAGATGGGTTCCAAAGCAAAGAAATTAAATGATAATAATTAATTCCTATTTCCAATAATGATAATTCAGTATTATTAATTTCACGTGGATTTTCTTTTAAGTAATTTTGTATTCTTATCATATTTTTATCTCCTAAAATAAACTTGATTTTGTTTCAGTTATTTTCATTTCCATTTGTTTAACTTTTATTTGTATATTTTTATATCCCATATACTCATTAATTTCAGAAGTTCCTATTACTTCTACTTCTATTTTCTTTTTATTAATTATTGCTTCTTGTTCAATGGCCAAAAACTGTTCAACTAAATCCCTTCTATTTAAAGCAATTAATGAAACTCCTTTATATAAAAGTTTTAAAGCGTTTTGTTTTTCACCTTGTATTTTAAAGTCGCTTGGTCTTACTTGAGCTTTAAAGTAAAATTTAGGTTGCGGCAACCCTTGACCAAATACATGCAACATTTCACCAAATTCTTTTAATACCAGCGGACTCCAGTTACTCTCACCAAGACAACAGTCCACTTCATTTTCATCTACAAAATCAACATTACTTAACGTCGTATTTAAATATTTTATAAGGTCATCTATATTGCGTTCTTCAATAGAAGCACCAAATGCCATATCATGACCTTCGCAATAATGCATTAACCCGCTTTTCAACAACACTTCTTGAAAATTATAGAATCCTTCAGACTTTGTACCACGACCACTACCTCTGTAATAAGTAATGCCATTTTCTTTCACAGGACGTAACAACAAAGTTGGTTTCTTATAAATATTAACAACTTCCATAGCCGCTAATCCGGTGATATTAAGTGGAATGTCCAAATTATCAGTTTTAACAATTATTACTTTATTTCTATTTAAACCTTTAGCATCTATTTCCTTGCATATGTTATCTAATGCTTCTGTTTTCCTTGTGTTCTGACGGTTTCTTAAGTTGTACGCAGTTCTAGCAAGATATTGATATAATGTTTCTTCTCGCAATCTACCTCTACTAATAGATTGAATAATATCTTCGCTATTTGTGTTAATGAAGCCTTCAAAGAAATGAGTTTTTTCTTCTAAAGTTCCACTTCTAATAACTGCGTTAATTAGAGGAGCAATATAGAAAGCCACATCTATTTTTGTCGGTATACCGTCTTTTCCTATTCATCCTGGATTTCGCATTTGTTGATCAATTAAAGCTTTAAATAATAGATTATTAATATTATTAAATCCATTCATAATTATGGCATTATTATCCAAACTTCTTACATCCATACAGTCCGAAACAATTCCTAATGCCGCCAAGTCTTCAAAACGTTTATATAAAATGCGTTTTCCATATTTTTCATCATAGGCTTGAATAACTTTAAGAACTACTCCAGCTCCGCTTAAATCTTTATTCTTAAAGTTTTTGCTAGTTTGATTATTGACAATAATAACATTATTAAAGTCAGCGCTACGAGTAACATTATGGTGATCCATTACTAATACAGTACGACCCTCATTACTCATAATCTCCTGTTCATCAATTTGATTACTACCAGCATCCGGTATTACTACAATATCCGTGATCACTGGAATAGTATCTAATATAATACCATGTTCTTTACCTTCGTGTACTCTGTATGCAATATCAGCAGAAGGATATAGCATGGTAAAATAATTATAAAATATCGCGGATGATGTCATTCCATCTACATCACTGTCCACTTGTAAAAAGAAATGTTTATTATTTTCAAAACCTTCATGCAGAGCATCTATCATTTCTTGCATGTAGTCCAATTTCCAAGGATTTTCATAGTCACTTGGTTTTGGTTTATATAGAAAACTGTCAACCTCTGTTATGCCAAAGCTATTCAAATAATCGACAGAGGCTCCCATTTTTGGTTCAAAAGTATTATTATTTTTAAATTTCATTATAAATACACTCTCTCTCTCATTAATTCATTAAACAATTTTTCTCCACAATCAATAGGCGAATCTTTATAACCCAAACGATTGTGAAAATCTATAATTATACTAACGTTAAAATACGCCAATAATGGTTTAGCCAAACGTTTATATTCTTGTAATTTAGCTTTTGCCGATGTGTAATCTCCGTAGTCAGCATCAAAAGCAATAATAACATTACTAACCCCAGCCGACAACAATAACTGCACATGTGTTGTACTAATATTTTGTCCGCAAACAGCTACACTTATATTATTCTTTCCATAAATACTATCCATCTTCATAACTGATTTTTCAGCTTCAAAAATTACACAACTTTTACTAGCTGATATTGCTTTCTTATTTTGAAAGAAGCCATATAAAGTTTCACTAGTTGGATGATTTAACAATTGACCATTAAAAGTTATTGGCTTATATTTTGCTACTGCATCCTCTCCTAAAAATCGTCCACGAACTCCAACTACATTTCCATAAGCATCATAATGTGGAATTATTATGCAGTTATTAATAGGATCATATGTAATATGATAATGCAATAAGGTATTGATTGTAATATTTTCATCTATCCAAGTTTGCATGCCCTCTATACTAAATATAAATCGGTCATCCAAAAACTTAGCGTCTATTGGGTTTAACTCTAAGTTGTTTATGTCAACAGGAGAAGTGTAATTCAACTCTGTCAAATAGGCGATATCATTTACAATACTATCACTCGCTACATCCTCCATTTCTTTAGTTGAAAGTTGTAGTCCACAAAAATTGATTGCAAATGCTTTTCCAACTTTTCTACCCAATATATTTTCAATTTTAATTATAAGATCAAAAATATCAAATATAGAACCACATTCCGTATAACAGCGGAAAAGTGATGTGTTCTTATAGTAATATAACTTATTACTACAGTTTGAGCCTATTGGGTTATGGCACACAGTAGGATAAATAATATAATTATTATTTTCATAATAAGGCTCAATTCCATATTTTCTTAAAATATTTTTTATATCTTCAGAGGTTAATTTTTCACGCAATTCTCTAATTGTCATTTTTACTACCTCTTGTTAAAAAATCAACCATATCAACTATTTGTTGTGTGCCGTATTCAATAGTTCCACAGTCATTTATTAATTTAAATCCTTGAGTTGTTATTAATAAGTCTTTTGATTTTAAGTTACCTAAATTGGTATTACGATATACTTTACAACTTTTGTGTACACCAGAACGATTTTTATAAATATCAATAACATAATTCGGTTTTTCAATTTGGAGTTCTTTGCAATATGTTTCAATATGTTCGTATTCTTCATCTGTAACTTCGCATCCAATCATACAGAAGTCAGCTTTATCCGCAATACTTTTACCATCACGAATATCTGCAAAACCACGAACTAATTTATTACGTGGATCACTACCAGTGATTTGCGTTCCAGTTAATAAGAATACATTGTATGATACCGCAACTTCTTTTAACATAGCGCTGAATTGCATTAATACTTGATCGCTTCTTAATTGACGTTTAGTCGCACTTCCCTCATCATCCTCTGGTATAGCAATATAATCGTAAACGACCATATCAATATTTTTATCTAATATTTTTTCTACAATAGTTGTTCGAACTTTTCCAATGCTTGGTTCAGGAATTCTATCAATACATAAATTATTACCATATTGTTTTAATATTTTTGCGGCTCTTAAAACTCTTTGATGTTCTTCTTCTGTCCAACTTTTCCACAACATTTTATGTTCTTCTACTCCGCTGATATAAGCCAATATCATTGTTTGTAATTCTTCTGGCTCTTGTTCTACGGATATAAAATATACTTTTTCCAACTCTGCGGGCATGACTAATTTGTCATCCACTATACGTGGTAATGAACGGTAACATGCTTGTTGCATAAAGAAACGTGTTTTACCTCCTCCACTACCAGCAGAATAAAGATACATTTTACCACGACGTCCACCACGACAAATATAATTTAGTATATCTCCTTCTATTGGATATCCAATATCTGGTTCATCTTCTAATTTTCTAATTACTTCATCTATACCTTCATCCGCGGTTTGAAAATAATCTCCGTCTTTATTAAAGTTTATTTTTTCAATCTTCGCTAATTTTAAACGAATTCTATCCAAAATTTGTGGAATTGTTATTTCATCTAATCTCTTACTTTGATTTTCTAAATCAAAAAAATCAGTAGGATCATAGAACTCTTTTGTATCAATATTATTTTTTTCTAAGTCACGTAATACTGTGAATTTTTTTAATTTATCATAATGTATAAAGAACTGCGCTTCGTCATGACCTAAATCCATTGTTTCCAAATTCTTTAAAAGTGTTAAGCCATTATTATCAGAATATACCTTATACTGCTCACTATATTGAGCTAAATAAAGATCCACATCTTGTGCATATATTTTTGTAGCACCACCATAAGCTAAGTTAGATATAGCGCCAAATACAACTTGATGAATATTTTTTGGAAAATCATTTAAAGTTAATAAACAACGTTCTTTCATTAAAGTTTGCGGCGATGCCATTAAGTAACCTAAAACATACATAGCAACATTTGGATCAAATAATTCTTTTGTCATTAGTTGTCCTCCTTAATACTTTGTATGTCTATCATTTTTTGTTTTCTACGACTTTTTTCTATTTTATTACATTTAATAACGATCTTTTGCGAATTTTGTTGTTTCGCTATTTCTTCTTTTTTTCTTTTTAACTCTTGTTCTTTTTTAAGAAAGAATTCTTTACTTTCTTCCATTATGTAAGGAACTATACCAATTCCTTTTGCTTTACTTAAATCTCCGTCTTGTTCAATATAAAAATAATAAAGAGCGCGGGCTATGTCTAAATACTTATACCTGCGCTCTCTTACAAATTTTGTTATTTGAGATTCAATGAGCGGAGATAGTTTATCAATTTGATAAATTTCTTTTATTTTATCTTCTAAATTTTCACGAGTGAAAGCCATGTAAACTTTCTCCTTTCTATTTTTATTCCTCGATACTTAACATAAAAGCTTCGATTGTTAATAGTTTATTATAATATGATGTTGGAGCTTGGCTAATTGGAATACCATCCATTTGAGTTATGATTACAGCTTCAATATCTCGGACAGCGGAATGACTTATTTCAACAAAATGAGTGTAAAGTTGTATTACAGATTTTTGAACTTCTTCAAATGTTCTTTGTTTTTCCTCTACATACTCTTGAACTCTAGTTTCTATTCCGTCCATTGCAACTAATCTTTTTACTGCACTATCCAACTCTTTTTCAAGATTTTCATAAGTGAATTCAAAAGATGGCGCAAAGTAACGAATTCTACTTTTAGAGTCAGTACCAGTAGTTTGAGAATAAGCGATAACTGTATTTTGATCATCTACTACTTCTTTTCTTAACCAGAATATAAAGTCAGCATAACCTTTCAATACTTTTGCGGCATTATTTTCAAGATCTTGTTTAGTTTGTTTTTCCATATCTACTTTATCATGAGTAATAAATACCATTCCATAACCAAGACTTTCAATTCCTTTAATAATAGAATTGAATTCTTTTTTAGCCGCAGTATAACCTGCACTATATGCTAATTCTCCTAAGTCACTAATACCTTTAATTGCACATATATATTGTTTACAATAGTCATATAAAGTATCCGCTCTATCGAATACTACTGTTTTATATAATTCTCTAACACGCGGATCTCTTAACTGCCTATAAAGTTGTCTAACTTCATTCCAGTTATTAATATTGGCCGCTTTAACACCATTAATAAATTTATAACCTTTTTCAGTCGCAAAGAATATAGGTGAAGGAAACTTTGCGGCTATGCTTGTTTTTCTAGTACTAGGTTCACCATAAAACCAAAAAATCTTACCTTGTAATGAAGGGTCTATAATGTTGGGTTCAATTTCTAATAAGTCTATCATTTTATCACCTAACAAAAAAGGGAGTAATTTACTCCCTATTATTAGATTAATCCAGCCAAGCTAGATTTTTTTGCTTTTGGTGCAGCGCTAGGAGTACTTGTTTTTGTATCAGCTGAGCTTGCCTTAGCTTGAATTGAAGCCGCTTCTTCTTTATAAGTTGTTAATAAGTTCTTTAATACTTCTTCAGTGTATTCTCCTTCACCTGTAACCACTTCAGAACCACCTGTAATAATATATTTTTTATCTACATTATTATAAGTTTTAACTACTGGATCACCAAATGCTACTGGAGTTTCTTTAGTAGATTGAGTTACGATAGTTTGTAAAACACCACTAATTTCCACAGTTGCATATTGTTCATAATTTTCTTGGATGCTTTTAATAGCCGCAATATTGTCTTTGTCTACAATAAAGTTAACTGTAAACATATTGTCGCCTTTATAATTAGCTTGTCCAAGAGTCATTTGATAATATTTAGTATCTTGGTTTTCATCCAATACTTCTTGTAATGGAGTATAAACAAATCCACCAAATTCGAAAGTAGCTTTGTCTTCAGTTTCAGCCGCACGAGCTTTTCTGATTAATGTGAAGTTTACACGAGTTGTATTAATTAATTGTTGACTATTAGCAGCCCAGAATCTATCTGAAACTAATTGTGCACTTGAAATTACAACTCTTTCATTTAATAGACTTTCAATGTCCATAATTGTGCTGTAGTTTTTATTAACAGTTCCTTTTGAAGTCATTTCACTAATAAAAGTACGAGCTTCGATTAAATTTTCTTGTTCTCCTAAATTACACTTAATAACTACAGTTGCGCTTACTGCATTTTTATTGTCAGCGCCATATTGAAGTGTACGGAAATCTTTTACCTCAACTAATTCACCAACAATGTATACATTATTTTTTGTTAATAACATTTTAATCTCCTCCTTGTCGCCTTGAGCGTTTTATTTTACTTTGTGTGTCTTAATTAATTCGCTAGTAGAAAAATTATTCAACTACGTATCCAGCACCGAATTCAGTTAAAGAATATTTTTTGTAAGTTCTAACAACTTTGTTTCCGTCTTTGTCTAAAACTTCTTTTTGTCCTTCTCCAACTGCTAAGAAAATTTCAGTTCTTTCTTTAGTTGCTTTTGCTAAACCTGATAAAATTGGTCTAACTGATTTTTCTTCTAAATCGCATCCTTCTGCGATTTCACTTGCGAACCATTCGCCTGGGTTAGCTTGTAAGAAAGCTACGATTGCTTTTTGTTTGTCTGTTTTTAACATTTTAAATGTCCTCCTATAAATGTTCTTCTATGAGATTTTGATAAAGTTTCTCATTAACTTTTACAATAAAATTATACCATTATTTCTGAATAATTTCAAATTTTCGAATCATGAACTTTAAAATTCAATAATTCCTTTATTTTTGTTATTCATGATGATTACGCCTCCTCCGCAATTCATATTATAATATGCAGAATAAATAGCGTTTCTTAGAATTTCCATTATATCATTATCATCATAATCTTCGTCTCAATTTACTGAGGCAAGAGATCCCAATGCAAATTCTTTTCCTGATCCAATAGCTGCAAATCCGCATCTATTAATAACCGAACCATCCCATGCTACTTCAAACAATTCGTTATTAGGGGTGACAACTAGAAAGTCACCTTTTAAGGTAAACATTGTCTTGTCGTCTTCTGAGAATAACAAACCCCCTTCTACGAATAAGTTTTGTACAGCTAATGGAAAGTAGTTTACCATATAAGAATAATCTAAAGTATTCTTATTGTATGCCAATTCATCTATATAAGTATTGTTGGTTTCTAAAAGATTAATACCTCTTAAAAGTCCCACATGACCCATAATACACCCTTCTCTTCCGGGAACGTTGAATATTTTATGATGAGTTTCAAGATAGGTTCTAAAATCACCTATACTTACTTGTCGATCACAAGCTAATCAACATTTATCTTTGTATTTTAGACCGATTACAACGCTCATATAAACACCTCCAAAACTTTAATTTATACAAATATTATAACAAACTTTTTGGACAAAGTCAAAATTTATAATCTAATTTTTTTGGTTGAATATTTAGCGCCATCAGAAGATTTGCTTTTAATTGAAATTTTGGTCCAGTCAATTTGTTCAAAATTATTTCCAACAATAGCAAATGTTTTTTCGCACGGACCAACAGCTACACATCCATTGTTTAAGTTAACGTTATGTTCAATTTCAGCGGAAATCGTACGTTTCATTTGATTGTTATCATTCAACGTATAGAAATGTTCTGTTGCCAAGAAGGCATTAATAATAGGACCAGGACACGCTTTAGTTCCCATTGTTAGCTTTCCGCTTTCTTTAATGTCCTCAACTTTTATTCTATTTATTTTACCTTCTGTAAATACCATAATTGAATCTTGAATATTAGCGCATACAGCAAATAGAATTCTGTCGCCGTCCTTTACTTTACATAACCTAGATAATTTCTTATATTCTGACATAGGAGTTTTTTTCATAACTCCATTTTCACTTATTGTTACAATGTAATCTTTTGATGAATCATGTAAGAAAATTGAAAAACAACTATCAATGATTTCATTTGAAATTGTTCCATCACTATTTAAAATATAATGCGGAAGTCCATTATTCCATTTCCATTCAACTGGATTTAATTTGGCATATTTTCCACCTTTTTTGAATTCATCAATTTCGCTTTCTTGAACACTTAAAATTTCTCTATTATCAGTTATAACTATTAATGCATCTGTGCTAATATTTTTTTCTTCTTCTGTTGGTTGTTCGTTTATGATTGTGGTTCTACGATTATCACCGAATTTTTTACGTAATTTTTCAAGATCTGCAATTATAATTTCATTACGTTTTTCACGATTTTCAATTATAACTTTTTGTTTTTCACATTCTTCTTTTGCTTTATTAATTTTTATTTTAATATCGTTTACATCTAGCTTTGTTAAACGACCAAGTTGAAGTGCTAAAATGGCGTCAGCTTGTTCATTATCAATTCCTAATAAAGAAATTAATTTTTGACGAGCTTCTTCTTTACTTTCACTAGTTCGAATTAAATCAACTACATTATCAATATCAGTAGTAGCAGCAAGTAACCCACTTTGAATATGGATAATTTTTTCTTGTTTTGCTAAATCTTTTTTTGCCATTTTAATAATGCAACTATGTCTATGCATAATATAAACATTTGATAGTCCTAACAATGACATCGTAACAGGAGCGCCATTATAAATAACAGTGTTGTTTATTTTTACACTTTTTTGTAAAGCAGTTCTTTCGTATAGATCATTTAAGACTTTTGTTAAATTAGCTTTCTTTTGACATATAATGCGAATATAGCATGAGTTTTTACCTATGTGATTTTCATATTCTACAATATCTGTATAACCATCATCAAGAACCATAGATTGAATGGACTTAATAATGCGGTCTACATCTACTAAATAAGGGAATTCGCTAAAAATAATTGAATTAGTTTTAGAGTCAATTTCCGCTTTTGCTCTCAACGTAATAGTTCCTTGACCTTTTGAATAGATTTCTTCCAATTTGTATCCATCCATTATAATTCCACCTAAAGGAAAGTCTGGACCAACTATATGTTTTAATGCTTCTTTTTGTGTCATCATAGGATTTTTAATATGTGCGCTAATTAAATCAACGACATTATTAAGGTTATGTGGAACTAGTGAACAGCTAACTCCAACAGCAATACCTTCAGTACCATTACACATTAAGTTTGGGAAGATTCCGCTTAACATAGTTGGCTCAGTGGTAGTTTCGTCATAGTTCGGAACAAACTTAACAACTTCTTCATCTAATCCTTCTAACATAGCTGCGCCAGCAGGACTTAATCTAATCTCTGTATAACGATGAGCTGCGGCGGTATCTCCATTCAAAGAACCATTATTACCTTGCATATCAGTAAGTGGGTAACGCATTTTCCAATCTTGACTTAAACGAACCATTGCATCATATATACTTGCATCACCATGAGGGTGAAGTACCATACATTTACCAACTACATTTGCACTTTTGATTGTTTTTGCAGTTGGTCCTAATTTCATTTCACCCATTGTGTATAATATACGTCTTAATACAGGTTTTAATCCATCTTCTGCCAAAGGTATTGCACGACTTTTAATTACGGCGGTTGCGTACGTCATGAAGTCGTCCGTTGCTTTTTGCTTCATCAATGTCATTATATACCTCCATATTTATTTTATTTTTTTCGCATTTTGCTTTTATGCTTTCTACATAATCATATGCATTATCTATGGTAGGGAATTGATAACGAGTTTCAGTGTTATCAACTCCCAAAATAATAACTTCATTTGTATTTTCATCCACACAAATTCTATACATATTATTCGGTTTCATTAGATTCTACCTCTTCAAAGAATTTACATTTTTTAACAGTTTGTTGTCTTTTGCATGTTTCACGTTTTTCACATCTAACACAAATTGGTTCATTATATTTATCCCATTTGCTTTGTAGCCAAGCAGATAATGCAAGCGTTGCGCCAATAGCTTCATTTTGGTCCATTTTATCTATTTCATCTAGTTGATGATTTAATTCTTCTCTTTCTTCTGGAGTTAAAATTCCAACTTGTTTCATTAAATTTTGTTGAGTCGCATACATTATTCTTTCTTTACCAGTTACTCTATGTCTTTTCATTATTCTACATCTCCTTCATCTTCTATGTCATCATTTACCATTCTATATTTTCTCGCATTTTCAGTAATAAATAATTTTCTATCTTTACTACTGTTTCCCATCAAAATATCGTATAAAGCTAAAATTTCTTCCATATTATCACAAGTTAATGGAACTAATGTTCTTGTATCTGGATTCATAGTTGATGCCCACAACTCTTCAGGGTTTTGTTCACCCAATCCTTTGATACGTTGAATTTCATAACCTTTTTTAGAATAGGTAGTCATTTTTGCGTTATCACTTGTAAAAACTCTATCTTTACCTTTTGTTAAACGATAAAGCGGAGGCATAGCACAGAATACCTTACCTGCTGTAATTAGTTCTGGTAAATGATACAAGAACAATGTTGTTAATAAACAATTGATATGACCCCCATCGGCGTCGGCGTCAGCTAAAAATATTATCTTATCATAACGTAGGTTTTTAATATTAAATTTTTCTCCCACTCCACAACCTAATATTTTGAGTAAATTTTGAACTTCTTCATTTTTAATTATATCAGCTAATTCTTTACTGTGAGTATTCAAAGGTTTACCACGTAAGGCGAAGATCGCTTGTTTATGTTCATCTCTACCCATCTTAGCACTACCAGCCGCTGACTTACCTTCTACAATGAAAAGTTCACATCCATCACGATCAATACTATCCGCAAAACTAGCAGGTAACTCACGTAGCATACTCATATTTTTACCGCCACTAGCTACCTTACGTTCCGCTTCACGTTTACGTTGAGCGGCGTCTTCCGCTTTCTTTTCAATTAAAGCTTTCTTAACAATCGCTTCAATATCGGCTTTTGGTAAAATCATTTTTCCTACTGCTTGAGAAGTAAATCCTCTAGCTGAAGGGGATGTTAATTTAAGTTTAGTTTGTTCTGCAAACATTGGTCTTTCGCTCATTTTAAGCGATAATATTAAAACCATACCTCTACGAATTAAGGTCCCATCTAGATTATCACTACCTAAATCGATTAGCCCTAACTCTTTAGCTTTACTGTTTATAAGTGTTGTCCAAGCAGTTCTAAAACCCGTAATATGAGTTCCTAGATCTGGATTATACCCACCATTAGTAAATGCATATACTCTTTCAGTACCATCATTTGTATATCGTAAAGCTATTTCTACACTACACTCATCATCTTTACCTTTATTTAAAACAGTATTAGAATAAATTACATTTGTTATTGGCTTTAATTCACCAAACTTTATGTCCAACATATCTTTGATACCATTACTATAACAATATTCTGCAATTTTATTATTATCCCAGTAAAGAGTAAATTGTAAATTATTGTTCAATAATGCGTGTAATTGTAATTCATTTTTTAGTATATCTTGATCCCATTTATTGTTTCCAAATATTTCTACATCTGGAATGAATGTAACTATTGAACCAGTATCTTTGTAAGATACTTTATTATTGGGAGTGAAGGTAATTTGCTTTCCATTTTCAAATTCTAGCTCACATTCTCCATCAATACGCTTTACATAGATTCCAAAAAAGCTAGATAAAGCATTTGTTACTGTTGCCCCAAGTCCATGAAGTCCTAAAGAACTTTTGTAATTTTTAGCATTATTAAATTTACCGCCACTATGAAGAGAAGTGCACATTTCAATAATGGCGTATTTGCCGTCACTGTTTTTATCAAACGGTATTCCTCTCCCATGATCAATAACAGCTATTCTATTTTCTTTTGAAAATACCCTAACTTCAATTAAATTACCAAATCCGGCGGCAGCTTCATCCATTGAATTAGCTATAATTTCAGTAGCTAAATGATGCATACCACGACTTGTATTATCACCTATATACATAGCATAGTTTTCACGAACCGCTTCTCTAGGCGACAATGTCTTTATACTATCTGCATTATAATTATTTAAACTCATTTAATATTAGCTCCTCTTCTTCTTCTGTTTCAATTATATTAATTACATCTTGCACTATTGCACAATATAATTTTTCAGTATAATCTTCTAGTGATGTAACGTAATCATCACTATCGGAAACCATACATTCATCATACCCATCTATACTACAACTATCTTTCAATATTTCTTCTGCATGCTCACGCAATAAATTGTCAATATACCAATCTTTATAATCAAACAGATATTGAATTATCCCCTCTTTTACTTTTTCAGGTCTTCTCAAACGACAAACTGTTCTTATTAAGTCTTTTGCATGTACAGGTGATGTACTATTTTTAACGTCCATCTCTCCACCACACAACACACATTATAATTATAGTTATTATAAGACATATTGTAGCTATACCAACTGGTATCCAAAATGGAGCTAGTACTCACCACCAACTTCAATTTATTACATTACACAATTTTAATACAATAAAGCTACTCCAAGTATTGAGCCTACACCTAATGATGATCTTACTGTAATTGTATTTTCTCTATCATATTTACTATTCATTATCACACCACCCTTACTCCTAATATATGTTCTGCAATATCCTCCATATCATTTTGATAATCATTATAGGTGCCGCAACACCATTGTTTAATCTCTTTTGTATGAGGATCAATCCAAGCTAAGACATAACTTTGCCCATAATCATCTGAATAAACTTCAAAGTTAATTCCCTTGTAGTTTTTAAGTTTTACAAATCTAAAACTTTCGTTTATTTCATTATCTAATAAATGCGGAACGCAATTCATATTTTTTTCTCCTTTCAATTTATTTTCTATACTATAATTATAACAAAAAAAGAGAGAAAAATCAAATTTCCTCTCCTTAGATCAAGATTTTTTAAATTTATTGAATTTTCATTATTTTTTTAATTAAAAATTTATTATTTTGTCCACTTCTTAAGTTCACTATCTTGTTCCTCAATTCAAACAACTGTATTAAAATAATTTTCATTGAATTCTTTAGGGTCATTAATAGGATCAATAAAAGTAATCACAACACCTAATATAAAAACAATTATTGAAGATAATATACTATGCATAAGTTACCTCTACTTTTCCGCAGGTTTATAAGCATTTACTGTAAATGGCTCATAAACAATTCTAGGATATTTTTCATTTGTAGTTATACGATTTTTACAATTAGGACATACATAAACATTTTCTCTACTTAGTATTCCTGTTACTTGTTCCATAATCATTTGGCACTTTTCACATACTAAGTATTCTTCAAAAACGCGCATTTGAATTTTCTTTGTTTTCATTTTATCACCTCTTACATATCTGTTCGTAATCTTACTACTACAGGATGTCGTAACCCTCCTAAGCTAGCTTCTTGCATAGCTCGAATAGTTACGTATAGTTCACCATTTTTAATCATATTTTGTGCTTCTTCTGTTCCTAACCATTCTCTATCTGCATCGGTTAGGCCACTACTTGCGTCGCACATAACGCCATTATATTCAAAACGAACTCCCATATGCCAGCCATAATAATAAGGTTTAGTGACGCATTCGCCATCAATTACATAAGGCCAACTTTCAGGATACTTACCATTATATTCTTTTGTCGCAGGAATAGATGCTACAACTTTAAATTCCATTTCTGGAAGACGTTGTTTAAGTTTTAAAGTTTTCCAAGCAGCACGTTTACCTGGTTCGTATATGTAGTCCTTACGTTGAATAACTACACCTTCGCCACCTTGACTAATAATTGCATCAGCAAATTCCGCAGGAGTCATATCGTTTGGACAAAAATATGTTGCTGTAAAATATTTATCGTTTGCTTCTGGGGCGTTGCCAAAAATCCCACCAATAACTTCAGATCTTGTTTCATAGTCATAATCCATATATACGTGACCAGCGTAAGCTAAAACATCAAATACTTTAACTACTAATTTACGTTCCTTTTGACGTTCAACCGCTTTTGCAGGTAAACATCTTAATATGGTTCCAACATCAGTAGATACGCTACCAAAAACTCCCCAGCAAACTTCACCAAGAACAACTGTGTTATCTGGCCAATTTTGCATATCTTCTACTAAATGAGGTAAGTGCGCAGTTTTATCACCATAAGCTCCGGTAACTTTACTTAATGAACGAGAGCGGATAAGGTATTGTCCATCCCACTTAATGAACATCATAAATTCCCCATCCCATTTACATGTTGCTATATATTCATCATTTTCATTATTAACCATAGCATCATATTTCTTTTTTAGATTATCGCTTAAATCTTCACGTTTTTTGTCGTAATATTTCATAGGCTCTAACATAGCCCAATAGTTAAAATCAATCATTTTTATTCTCCTTCTGTGGTTATTAAATAATATACATAATATTGTTCTTCGCTGTTATTGTTATAAGAATTTAAATTACCAACCAATTCTCTTATTTCTGCTTCAGTGCATTTTGTTTTAAAACATTCTTTTGTAGGATGTGTAGAACTATTTTTATCTAACAAAATCACCTTATATATATTTTTTTCTTTGGTAAATTTTTTTAGATCCATCCAATGTGAAAAACATTCTTTCAATTTTAATTCTGACATTTTTTTCTTCCACTCATAAACTGGCTTTACGCTAAAATTTAGTTCACATTTTTTACAGTCAGCCCTCACTTCACATGTGTCAAATATATTATTATAAACTAATAAATCATCATTTCCACATTCGTAATTCCTTTTAGCAATTAGTTGTTTATTTAAGATTATCTCATGTCGACAAATAGGACAGTCAATCTTATTACAATTATAAAATTTATACGTATTTATACATTTAACTACCGATGTATCTTTTATCAAACCAGGATAATAAAGACTTTCTTTTTCTGTAATAGTTTTTGTTGTAATATCATTATTATCATATTTTATTATCGTATTACATTTTTCACATTTAATAATTTGTTCTTTAATTTTTCCCTTTTTAATTATTTCCATTTATCTTAACTCCTTTTAATATCTTCTTTTTGTTCCACAATTTATTATAACATGATTTTTTATTTTTGTCAAATTTTTGTATTATTTATTCTTTATGCTTTTCATTTATTATATTTTTATTATAACAAAAAAAGAGCTGAAAATCAAATTTTCAACTCCATAATTTTATTTTAATTCTTTTAGTTTCTCATCTATCAAACTACAAATTTCGCTTCTTTTACTTTGAATTAAAGTTACATTTCCAACAAAATCAAAATCACTTAAACATTCTCTAACTCTTTCAAAGTCACATTTGTCTTTTTTGGCTTGATGACGATTATCTATTTGATTTAAACTACCAAGTAAAATTACTTTACAATATTGACCAACTCTCGTTAGGATAGCTTTCAATGTTACTAAATCTAAATTCTGTGCTTCGTCGACGATTAATATTGCTTGTTCTATTGAACGTCCACGTAAGAAAGCAATAGGTGTAATTTCAATTTTAGGTTTCATTTCTGTTATTAATGGACCACCCAATCTTTGTATGTTTTCCAAGTTATCAAATAAACAAGCCATAAAAGGATTAAATTTTTCGTCCACTCCTCCTGGCAAATAACCCATATCTTCACCTAATTGTACAGGGTCTCGTGAAAATAATATTCTTTCATATTTCTTTTCACGAACTAGTTGATAAGCGGTATAAATAGAAGTAAATGTCTTACCAGTTCCCGCATTACCGTCACAGAAAATTACTTTAGTGTTATTATCTCTAATTAATCTGATTAATTCTCTTTGTTCCGGATTATCATTAAAATTAATTTTATTTTCTCTAGTAGAGTTATATGTTTCATTATTGTAATACTTTTTCTTAGACAGAAAAATCACCTCATACTTATTTATCTTTTAAAATTAAGTTTAATACTACTCCTAGTATCATAGATAGAGCTACCCCAGCAATATTAATTGTTCCGAATGATAAAGCTAAACCTCCAATACCAGTAGTTAAAATTACTGAAACAACAATTAAATTTTTATTGTTTTCTAAATCTGTTTTTTCTCGAATAATTGTTTTTAAACCACTGCATGCAATATATCCATAAAGTATCATAGCACATCCACCAAATACACAAGAAGGAATAGATTGTATTACAGCTTGTAGTGGACCCAAGAAAGAAAGAATTCCCATCAATATTGCGGCCAAAGTAATAACCTTTACAGACGCTACCTTACTAAAACCTGTAGTTGCGATACTCTCACCATATGAAGTATTAGGTAGACCACATACGACAGTTCCTACAACAGAGGCGATACCATCACCCATAAGAGTTCTGTCTAAGCCTGGTGTCTTAGTTAAGTCAGTGCCAATAATATTACTTAATACTTTATGATCACTATAATGTTCTAATAAAGCACATATTGCTACAGGAGCAAATAATAATACTGTTTGTCCTAAATTGCTTCAACTAAAATCAGCAGAACGCCAATGTAAAAATGCAAGGTCTGGATACCATTTAATGTTCTCAAATACGCTCCAATCAATTATATTAACACCACATAGATTTAAAATTAAACATACAATATATCCAAACACAAGTCCAATTAAGAATGGAATAGTTTTTAAAAAACCTTTAAAGTAATGACTTGAAACGGCTATTACTATCATAGTAGCGACAGCAATTGCCACACCCCATAAACTGTAAGTTCCGTTAATTTGAACATAAGTAGGGATAAATGTCGCTAGATTCGCACCAATTACTATTGTAACTGCACCAACAATAGTTGGTGGAAAAATTTTATTAATTGCATCTATGCCCTTATGTTTGATAACCATTGCGACAACACAATATACAATTGCGATTACTAGACCACCAACAGCTACCATCAAGTAGTTCTGATTGTCCGCAGATAGTGCCAAAGCACCAATAACCGCGGATACAGTAGCGCCACTATTACTAATAAACATTGGACTTTTGAAACCAGTAATTAATTGATATACTATTGTTCCTATAGCACCACCCAAAAAGCAAGAACTAATAGGTGTTCCGCAAATATTTGCTATTAATACTGTTGCAACAAATACTGCCAATAATTGTTGAAGGGCATATAATCCCCATTCTTTAATTGTTTTTGGTTTATCGTGAATTCCGTATAATAAATTACTATTCATAATAAGCACCTAATGCTTTACGCAATTCTTCAATAACTTCATCTATTGTTCTAACAATTACACCATAACGTTTAACTGCACCTACTAACAATAAATTTAAATATGAATATTGGTTTTCCGCAATTCAATTTAACATATTATTTTTAGCTTCGTTATTGGTTTCTGAACATTCTCTACTATCTGTATATAAAGCTATAATTTTTTTCTTTGTAGTTCCCGTTCTAACAATTTCTTCTTGGCACATACGTGCAAAATAACCACATTCCACAGTAGTTCCGATACCAGGAGTGTCTCCATCTAATACGGCAACTACTATATCATCATGGTCTAAATTATTTGTAAAATCACCGTAAGCTATATCTTCGGCTGTTGCACATTTTGATTTATCATTAATACTTTTATTTCTCTGAGGCACATATAATTGAATATTTGGAAATTCTTCTTCAATTCTTGTAGCCAATTTTTCATTATAGTCTCTCCAACATTCAGCAAATATTTGTGATGCCAGATAAACACGTACTTGTCTAGATTCCATTAAAATAATTTTCCTCCTATAAGGTCATCTCGATATTCAACCACGATACTATCCATCATTGATAGTAAAATTTCATGATCGCTTATTAATAATCCATTTTCCGCCCTTGTACATGCTACATAAGCAATATTAACTTCTTCTTCTGTATCTAGTGTCATATCTGTTACGATAACATAATTATATTCAAGACCTTTTGCTTGATGAATGGTTGATACATTTTTGTATCCAAGAGCTTCAATAGCTTTAACTTGTTTATTAGTTCTACATAATATGTACGGCTTCTTCATTAAGAAAGCGGATAAAATTGTATATGTATTTTTTTCTACTTCGTTAGTTACATCGTATACTGTATAGTCATCTTCTACTACATATACTTCTCCTGGTTCATCAATTCTACTACATCTAATATCACTATCAATTTTAAAATTAATATCTACTAACTGTTTTCCAGGTCCAAATTCTCTAACTGCAGTAGCATAGTCAATAATAGATTGATAACTTCTGTAATTGATGTTAAGTTCATAATGAGTGAAGTCTGTTAAATTTTCTAAGTTTTGTGGACCAGCACCACGAAATAGATAAATACTTTGACGAGGATCCCCGATATAAAAATATTTTTTAGCTTTAACTTTTGTAAATATTTGTGCTTGAACATCATCTACATCTTGAAACTCATCAACAAAAAGAGCGTCAACGTTTGTAATTTCATCGTTATATAAATTTAGCATGTCAAATAAATACAGCGGAAGATCAGTGAAGTCATATAGTTTATTTTCTCTTTTGAAACTAATATATACACGTAGCACTTTTTCAAATTTCATTTTTACTGAATTAGGCACGTCCACATTGTAATTTCCCATTACATAAGAAAACAATAAATATTGATTTAATGAATAGTATCCGCATTGTCTACTTAAACGTTGTAATATTTCTTGGATTTGATCATCTTGTAAAATAGAAACTTTAAATCTATATTTTACACCTAATTTATTTAACTCTTTTAAACTTCAACTGTGAATTGTTGAGCAGTTCGCATTAGTTCCAAAAGAACGAGACTGTAATTCTAACGCCGCTTTACGTGTAAAAGTTATTGCTACAATTTTGTCTAATGGATTTTCACTATGATATTTTTGAATAGCTCCAACCAAAGAGTGTGTTTTACCTGATCCTGCAGGTGCTATAACAACTATCTTTGGTTCGTGACTATTAATTGCTTTAAGTTGTTTTTCATTATAATTCATCTTCTTTCTCCTGTGTGGCTTTCTTTAGGAAAATACGTAATTCAGCAAAGTCCCTAAATAATACTTCACTATCCTCTAATTTGAATAGCTCAATATTATAGACATTGTTTGGAATAGATTTTGTAGGATAATCTGCTATTGCTTTATTATCTATCCCCACAATTGCATCATACCAAAATCTTGTATTCTTTGGAACTCTACCTACTACAATGAAATGTTTTCGTTTATCGCTTAGCTCGTCTTTTAATCTTTCAAAAGTGTTAATTGCTGTATAATAACTTTCCAAATAAGGAATACCTTTACTTTCTTCTAAAATTAAAGATGTTACTTGAGGACTAGCACAAACAATATTTTCTGTATTATTTCCTATTACCGTTCCGTAAATTCTTTCTACTATATTAGTTATCTCTGTTGGGTGATTCTTGGTCAATACTAAGATCTTCATATTCAACTCCTCGCCAACTTGTGGCTAACATATCAGCTCTTTCATTCATAGGATTTCCGCTATGTCCTTTAACTTTTACTATTGTTAAGCGACTTTCTATTCTGTTATAAATATGTATAATTTCTTTTCATAAATCTACATTCTTCACAGCTTGACGATTAGAAGTGCGCCATCCATTTGCTAGCCATTTTTTATACCATTTTTGTTCAAAACAATTAACGATATAAGCACTGTCAATGTAAATGGTACAACATTCATTTTGAGCTTCCGCTACCTTTAAGGCATTCCATACAGCTCTTAATTCCATTCTGTTGTTTGTTGTATTACGGTAATGTTCCACTATTTCTTGTATAATACTTGTTTCATTACAAACTACTGTAGCGCAACCTCCACATCCATCAAATGTTGTATCATTCTTATTATTAAGACTGCAACTTCCATCTGTATAAATAAATAACATTTTATTCTCCTATTCTATCATTTCGTAAATTTTTTTATTTTTTAAATACATTTGAATTGTAAAATTCTCTATTTTTGAATTGTTATTAATTAATTGTTTTTGTGATTGTAATAATAAATTTAATCGTTCAACTAAAGAAGTTCTAGGTTGTCAAGCTTGTTGTTCTTTTTTATCAGCGATAAGACTTTCAATTATTGCTTCTGTGAACAATTCTGTCATGTCTAAAACCTCCTCTTCCTCAGTAGGTTCATCGAATAATAATTGAATAACAACATTTTTATTAGTTTTGATGTTACCAATTATATCGGACATGAACTTTTTGAAATCTGATAATTTTAAATTAAGAACTGCATCTGGTATTGAAATTTTTATCTCTTCAAACTCTTCAGTCTCTAAAATATTCATTTTATCTTTAGTATCTAATAAAAGCATTATTATTCATCTCCTTGTAATTTGAGTAGATAACTATATAACATTAAATTGGAAAATGCATCTCCATAAGCATTATGTTGTCGAATAGGCGGAAAGCCTGCTTCAGTAACTAATTCTTGAAGTGTTAAGTGGTCTTCTCTCTCAAATATTTGTTTACTCATAATAAGTGTATCTCACATTTCATAATCATTTACATCAAAACCATGATCGTACATAAGCTCTGAATCTTGATAAATGCCATGTGAGAACAATAATATATCATCTTTATCTATATCGCCCACAAAAGTATCTCATAATTCGACAGCTTCTGCTAAGGTTACACCATAGGTATCCAATACCTTATCAGTAATTTCAGTATAGGATTGAACAAAGCGGGAAACCGATGGTACTGTTTTTATATAAACATTTAAACTACGACATATTTGATATATACTAGGCCCAATATTTTTTAACATAATTGCGCTTAGTTGTATAATATGTCGTTCGTCATGTTCTATATCAAGAGATACAATATATGGTTTACTTTCATCATGCATATAAAAAATCATATTTTTACCTTTATAATTAATTATAACACACAATTACTTTTTAAACAATTTTTTGTTATCATTTTTTCTGTTTCTATTGTAATTATTTGTTTTTTTATTACGTCCAGTATAACCTGGTATTAGTTCATAACGTAATTTTTCTAATTTTTGTTCTACAGATTTGTCACTGTAATAAGTAACGTCATCTGAATTTTTAAAACGTCTACCCATTATTCCTCCATAGTAGTATCTTTATTAAGTATTTTTAAATAAAGTCCACAATGACAATATCCTTCTTTACTTTCTCGAAACTCTTTACACATACATTTCGTATCTTCATTTTTTTCAAGGGCGCAAGGACAGTAGCCATTATTTTCCTTTAAACGTAACTGTATAAAAGTTACCAATTCTTTATCTTCGTTTTTTTGAATTTTAAATTTCATTTTTCTTTCTCCAAAACATGTAAGTTATATCTTCAGCAACACCATTAGGATGAATTTTTAATAATTTTTGATTTGTATTTGGATTATCAAGCGGACCGCGGCTAGCTATGTAAGGTCCCAATTTAACATAATCAAATCGTTCCATCAACTCATTCTCTATAAACGGTCTTCCGCTGTATAAAGCTAATTTTAAATGCGGATAAAACCATCTCATTTTTACTGAAAACGCTATGAGATCTGCTAGATAGGTTGGACTTTTTCGCCCCTCTCCTAATAAACAGACGCATGTAATACCCTTATGTTTCACTATCTCATCTCCGATATTATCATACAAATCTTTGCCAATATCTTCTCTAAGTTCGGGAGAGTGACAACCTTCGCACATTCCCGAACAATTAGATATTGATAAACATAAATTTATTTCAGTTGGTATTTCTGCAAATGTAACTTTTGCTTCTGTATATTTTAACATTAACTATAGTGACGTTTAGCCGCTTCTTTTTGACGAGCTTCACTAAAGTTACTAATTCGTTTTAAGTATCCAATTACTCTTGTAGCATAATCTAAATCTTCACTACCGCATTTAGGACAGCTATATAACATATGCTTACTAATATGACCACATTCATTACAAATGGTGTTAGGAATATTATATGTGAAATAATTGCATCCCGCGTCAACTGCCACATTCATTAACATTCTATATTGTTCTTTTGTTAGATGTTCATTTAAGTTATTGTGTAATGCAACCCCGCCACTACAAACATCTGCGAATCCCTTACCTTGATAGTAGAATTTAATAGCAGCATCATTATCATCTTCCACCCTATAGAAGTAACTATTGTAACAATCACGTGGAACTTCATATCCATCTTCTTTATCCCAACGAGCAAATTTAACTCCTAAACTTTCTCCTGGTACAAACTCTAAGTTATATTTAATATGTTCGCTACGATGTTCTCTATTAAGTCTTTCGATTACTCCTAAGGTATCTGCGGCAAGTTGTTGATACTCGCGGTTGCCTGGATGTACATCTATTCCTAAATACTCAGCAGCTTCAACAAAACCATTTATTCCTACGGTTAAGTATTGTTTATCTAAATCAATAAATTCCGCCTTATAAATTGTAAGCAAATTAGCTTTATAGTCATCCCAAATTTTATTATTAAATGCTTCTAAATATTTATGAATTCTATTTGTAATTTCGGCGATATGTTCGCTAAGCGGCACACCGTTTTTGTTTTTATGCCATTGTTGAATGATACGATTTAAATTCATTGTAATAACTGCTTTTGAGCCAGTCATAATTCCACCAGCTCCCAAAGTATAGCTAAATGCTTCATGTTCTACGGCATTACGTAATCTACAGCAAGAACTTAAACTATCTACGCTATCACTTTGATAACAGAAGAAGCTTGCACCTTTAGACCACATTTCTGCAACCCAATCTGCAGTTTCAATATCAGCATACTCATTATCACGCACAAGTAAGTTAACTGTTTCTACTGGGAATGTAATAACGCTTTTTAAACGTTCATTATTTAACCATTCCATAAACATTTTTTGAAGAACTTTAACACTTTCCCAACAAGGTTGATCTCCATCTGGGAAGAAGAAATCTTCAAATATACTTTCAAAATAGAATTTGTCAAAGTAAGCTATATTAAAGAAAATACTTTGGTTACCACGAGCGGCCGCAGGTTGGTTAATAGTATAAACTAATTGACTAAACCAATTCTCAATTCTTTCACGTAATGTAACTGAGCCTTTCGCTCTTAATTCAACTATTTGATCTAAATTTTCCGCATAATCATCGCCGTAATCCTTACGTAAAAAATGGTCAAAATAAGTTAATGTTTCAGGGCATGCAACTGCTCCTGCATATTGCGCAGCAACAATGAATAATAAATTAATAAAAGAACCAATAAAACTATCTGCATGTTTAGGAGCCAAACTGTTGCCTCCTACTTTAGTTAGTCCATCGGTTAAGAATGGGTATAATGAAATAGCACAGCAGTAAGGAAATCCACCAGCTCCAGTAGTTTCATCATGACGATAAATAATATGATTATTTAAGTCTTCAATATAGTATTGTGCCAATTCTTCTCCATTAGGCATCATTTTTAAATATTTGTCCATTACAGCACGTTGTAAATCAATATGTGCCTTTTTATCAAGCTCAACTGCTAAAGTTGCAATATTTTTTTCAGTGACATTCGCATTTGAATCATATTTACTACCAGTAGCGGCATTAGAACTCGCTTTATAGTCTTCAATATATCGTAATTGTTTTTCCATTATTTATTTTCCTCCAGCCACGTTAAAGCTTCTTTTAAAGACATTACGTTTCCGTCTACTTCTAACATAGGCGCCTTTTTATAACCTTTAGAAATCATTAAATCTACATCATCACAAATTTCATATTGGATGTTTGCTTTATCTAGTTTCAATCTTAACATTTTACACATAGGGCAATGTGTTGTATAAAGAATTATTCTACCCATTTTTATCTCCTGTGTATGCTGTAGTTACAGTATTGCATGTAATTTTATATGGGTTATTAGGACACCATTGGCAAGGTACATCACCTGCATAATCAATTGAAAGTCGTTGATTCCATCAACAAGACTTGCATACATCTTTTGTTGGTTCAATAAAATGTAATTCTGGAATTTGACCTCCTGGAACTATAGTTATACCTTCGTTCCCAGTTTTATCCTCAACTGTAAGAATACTAGAGCATGAAATTTTTTCTTGTTCTTTTGCTTCCATTTCAATTAAATTCATAATTGCATAACAAGCTAAGTCTTTAAAAGTATCTTCTAAACTTTCGAAATCATTTTTACCACCTTTCACTAAATTGGTTGCCCTATCCAATTTATTATGAAGTGGCACTAATCCAGCAATAGGACCAAGTTCTTCGAATAACTCGCCAAAACTATTGCCATAATTGTCATTTTTCTTTTCGTACAAATCAGCCATTTCATTAACTATTTTACGAAATAAAATAACTTTATCCTTATTTGTCATAAGCTCATATCCTCCTAATACTTATTAATTTATTATACCATATTTCTTGTTTTTAATCAAATTTTTTACAATAAAAAAAGCAAGATAGGGAATATCCGCTATCTTGCTAAATCTTATTTCGGTCTACGCACTAAACGATAAGTTCCATGAGGAAGCACACTAGTTGCTCCAACGGTAGTAGAATAAGTCCACAATCCGCAGTTGTCACTATTATTACCATTATATAGTACAGTATTCATACCGCTACTTGTTGATAAAACGTTTTCATAACGACCTTTACTGTTAACAGCAACTGGGAAAGATAGATGCACCCCACTATCATATTTTAGTTGATAAACAACTCCTCCTGATAAAGGTCTTTTAATAGCGGAATCTACATAGGTGTTATAGTCGCCATCATATACTGGATCTAGTGATACTAAAATATTTTCACCATCAAATTTAATTCCATCAATGAAAGTTTGTCCATTACCCCATAAATTCTCTATTCCTCTATATTTCATAGTATGCGTACCAGATGCATTACCAATTTGGCTTTCTGTACCGGTTACATAAGGTACAATGTCAGTTGTTCCATTTGCTTTACTAGAAGAACTATATTTACTATATACATAACCTTTTAACACTTCTTGACATTTAGTGGTAGCAAATTCTACAGCAAATAAATCTTGTAATAATTGTAACACTCATATATTTTCAAGAAAAACATCATGTGACACATCAGATTTTGCATTTGCGTATTGTCTTGCAACTTTTGGAGTTATGTTTTTAATAGGTTTATCTCCACTACGTGTAAATCCTATGCCATTCTCATTACTCATCAAATATTTAGCAACATCAACATAAGGAAGTATTCTATCTCCTTTTATAAAAATTGGATTTAAGAACCAGTTGTCATCAATTTTATATTCAGAAATTTTTCTTCCTGTTATAACTCCGTTACTATCAGTTTCGTAATAAGTGTAAAAAGGAAGAATACGGATTCACTTTTCCCCATTGGCATCTTCAATTTCTGTAATAGAATTTCAAGGGTATCGTGAATCAAAATCGTTTACGACGTCTTGGACGTCGCTGAAACCAACGTTAGCAGTTAAGTTTTCAGCGCCGTCTAAACGTGTTAATATAGCTTTACTCATCTAATTCACCTTCTCCAGCAATACCGAAGATTACATCTTTAGCATAAATTTGTTTTAAGTTAATTTCTAAGTTAGGTCATTTTTCACGATAACCATTAAGTCTTTCATCCGCGATGCTTTGTACATAAATAGAACCACTCAATTCTGCATTAATGTCAACTAACCAGTTCATAAAGTCCATAGTCACAGCTTCATCTTCTCCGCAGTATAAATTGTCAGCATAAAGATCAATATTTTTATTTACGAATAATTTTACAACATTTAATTGATTTAAATTAATACAGTTTTTCAATGTTAATGTACTTACTTTATCAATTACACCAAAATCAATTGTTGTAAGTTGAGGTAAGTTTTCCAATATTACAGTTGTAATTTTATCAGAATATCCAATATATTCAATTGGAGTATAATCTCCAATAATTACATTATTTATATTAGAACCTTTTATATTTAATCTCTTTAATGCTGGCATTAAATTAGTTTCAGTAGTTCCGGCAACTTTTACTAAACTTAATGCTGTATTAGTTGCATCATTGAAAGTTATATATTTTAAGTTATGGAAATCAATTTCAGTCATATTTTTACAAACACCATTTGGCATTGTAACTATCATTCCTTGAGTAGGCATTACTTCATCTTGACGAGCTAGTAATTCTTTATCATCTGTTCCCATAATTAAACGTTTTAATTTTGTAGCAGTTGATAAGTTAATGTTTTTAGGTAATGTATAACTTATATCGCCAATGTCAAGTAAGTGAGAAGCTCCATAAACATATGTATTTAAGTCTTCAAGAGGGAATGTTCCATCTACATTATAAGACCAAGTTGTATTAGCTGCCAATTTACCAGAGTCATGTTGTGGCATAGATGAATCCGATACGTTAAATGCTAAACCAACAACCATATTTGTATCAGGGGTTAATTCAAAATTAAATGATTTAGGAGAATACATACGCATTGTGATTTTATCACTAGTATAACTATCACTACCATACATACTATCTAAGAATGTTTGACGATTGCTATGCCAATATTTTAATAATGATAAACGATTTCCTTGAGCCGCAGGTAATTGTGTACCAGACATATTTTCAAGATAAGGAACAATATAGCGGAAATATGCTGAAGCGTTATACATTGCCTCTGTTTTATATTGAATATTTTCGCCGTATACAACATCCATAATACTATCATAGCTAATATGACCATTACGTAAAATACGGAATTTTTCTTTAATATCTTTCATTCTTAAACGATATAATTTATCCCACAAAGTTGCTCCTGATCCGTTGAAGACACCCGGATCTTTGAAGTCTACATCATAGTCAAATACATAAGCTCCTGTATTATTAAGTCCATAAGCGGTATCCATATCATACCATGCAGGAGACCAAGATTGTCCACCATCATAGCTATGCATAAACATATTTTTGGCGAAGTTATCACAAAGACCTGTGATTAAACTTAAGCAATAATATTGTAATAATGCGTCGTAAATAAATAAACCATAACCATTATCACCTAATTCATCACTGTATGTTTTAGTGTTATCTATTAAGTTCAAATAGTTTGAATCGGTGCAATGACATAAAGTATCTATTGCATAATACCAATATTTAAATACCTCATTCATCATATCCCAAGTTTTAACTTGATCAGTATTTTTTACTTCTAGGTATTCTACAGTTTTTTCATATTTTGTTAAAGTATTTGGATCGATATATCCATACACTTCATTATCTTCATCATAAGACCATTTAATATGACCATTTTCATCAATAGGATATGCTGATAATAAATGATAAGTTCCATCTTCTTCGTCAATGATATAAGGTTCAGCGGCATCCGCGTTTTCAGTGTAGGTTATTTTTTCTCATACTAATTTAGATAAAGGAGCGTATTTAGTTCAATTACTATCATCTGTAAAATAAGGTTCTGCATCATTATATTCAAACATCATTTCATGACGGGGGTTACGAGTATATTTATAGTAACCTTCTCCGTTGTCATATAGCTTACCAGTGTTAACTAGTTTACCTACATCGCTAAATGAAACTCCATATGGTAATTGATATAATAGATCATATTCGCCATTTTCATCAACGTCATTAGATATTCTAACTCCGTATTCCATAGTAAATACATCCAACTCTCTTGTTTCAGGTAATCATGAACCATAATTAATTGATTTATATTCTGTTGAACCTTCTTTTTCAACTTTTTCTTTTAATTGACATTCAACTCCGTCTTTAATTGTATAGAATTTATTATACGGTTTTAAATCAATTATTTCATTTTCTCAACGTAAGTCTAAATATTGAGATTCAGAGTATGTATTAATATCTTCATCCACATATGCTCCGTCCATAAGTTGATCTAAATGTCCATCATAGTAGTCATCAATTAAATCACTATTATATGTTCAACGCCATTCAAATCCTATATTTGCATCTTTGAAACCAGTCATTCCAGAAATACCTTTTTGAAGACATATGTCAGAAGTATTGTCACGGAATTCAAATCCCATAAATGTTTTCTTGTTCCAACCTAATAAGTCTTTTGGTTTTTTATCATAGTTGAAGTTACCTATTGCATAGAATTCAGGTTCAGTCATAGATCCATCTTCTCAAATACGAACTAATTCGCCGTATTCATTAACGCCGTTAGCCCAGAATAATAGAATAGGGAAACCGTCTAAGTTAAGACGTTTGCCGTCAGCAACAGGAGTTTTAGAACGTCCATCTGCGCCATCAGTTCCTTTTGCATTTAACCATTCACTTGCGATGATACTGTTTTGAAGTATTTGTGCATTTGTGATATTGTTTGCTCCAGATGAATCCATATAGTCAATTTTTACAGTAAAGGTTTTGTCTTTTCCGTAAGTGTGACCTTTAATATAGAATTTATTTTTATATTTAAATTTTAGGTTTTTACGAGGATATTCCATTGAAGAAGTTCCTTGACCTTCAACAGTAATTTGGTCGGCCAATGTTCCATCTTCTTTTTTGTAATATGTAGTAGCTTTACTTCTGTTATTATCGCTGTCTCATTGAATTTGAGGATTCTTTTCATCTTTTTCATAGAAGTATGTCCAACAAGGAATAGGAGGTTTTTTAGATTCAGGCAATTTTGTTCCTGTTTCAGTAACGATTACCAAACATCCAATTTTTCCTATACAGTTCTTTAAGCTAACTTGTTTTTCTCCACCAAAAGAGCGAATGTCGCTTGATTCTGCGTCAACATAAGTTAACTCACGACTCGCATCATAAATGTTATTTGATAATAGTAAGTCTACTTTTTTATCTACGCTAGCAAAGTTACTAATATAGTTTTGAGTCATTTCAATAGAATTTAACACTCTTGGATAAGCTCTAAAACTATATAAATCAAATTCATTATTAGAAGCATTGAATATAAATTTGTTACATGTATAAGCAAAAGTTACAGTAGGTTGATAACGTATGACACGGCTAATAATTCCGTCTACATATAATTTAATTAAATATTCAGTAGTACTAGAATTTTGAGGCTCCATAGTAATAGCTATATTTTTACGTTCACCTTTTTGGTAATCTAAAGTTAATTGTTCAGCGCCTACTTCGTATCCAGCATCATAATTGAAAACTGCGTGGTTTGGATAAATAGTTATACCAAATCCTTTGTCATTTTCTGGATTATAATAACGTATAATAGGTTCTTTATTGTTAGCTGTTTCGTCAACTTTAAAATCAAACTCAAGAGTTAATCCTTCTTGTCCTGACCCAGTGCCGACACCAGTAACTCCTTTAACATAAGTAAATAAACTATATGGATCATCCATTGTTATTTTTGCCGATGGAGAGAATTTTAAACTTTTATTTTCTTCTGTTTTTATACCATCTGTTGTCCAGTTAAAACCACTAAGATTTAAAGTTGCTTTATTACTTGTCCAAGTTTCAAAAGATTTAGTGTCAGTAATATCGTTAGCGGCAAAATTAAATAAATATCCACTAACTGTATTAAAGTTATAATCACTTTCTTCAACTTCTACATTTTTAAGAGAATAATTTGGTTCTTCTGCGCCATTTAAGTAAATGTTAAATGTTAAAAGACCATGCGGAACATTACTTAATTGCCAGAAATGCTCAGTATTAGTTGTTAAATATGTATCAACATAACTTCCAATTGAGTTATCATATTCTTGTGTTTGAGTTTTTACAACGCCATCTTGATCATAAGATAATTCAAACTTAATTGATTCCATTGCTTCGCCGCTATTTAACCAAATACGATAAGGAATAGCGATGGTTGCCCATTCTTGAATAGTTGAGAAATCAAAATAAGTCATAATGATAGGTTCATTGGCTCTATCTAATTCAACATAAGGGAAAGCGTAAATTAAATTATCTGTTTTTGTTAAGATGTTGTCTGTGTTCCCCTCTTTCATAAACATATAAGTTGAAATAACGTTCTCTCCATGACTGAAGTAATCAGCAGGGATTTCCACAGTATTTGTACCAGAATCAGTAAAATATGTTTCAGGGGTATATGTGCCGACTTCACCCTTACCATTAGTTATTTCAAAACTAATATATTTGTCACCAGTTCCGCTAAAGCTAAAACTAAAAGATAGATTACCACTACGAGTTAAAAGGGTATTAAAATTAGGTCTATATAAAAGCTTAATACCAGTAATGTATAATTGTTGTATCATCTTTTCGCCTTTACCGTTAGTAACTTCTACTGTATAATTATTAATACCATCGACTATTGTGTTGGTAAGAGGGATTGATGTAATTTTACCTATTGCTAAGTTAGTTGCGGCTACTATATTTTCACCTTTTTTAACTACTATAGAACCAGAACCAGTAGTAGTATAATAATAACAATTTAATACTACTGAGTTTCCTACTACTACAGGAGAGGCAAAATCAGCTTGATTTACAATGTTAAATATTAACTCTTTTGCTGTCATATTTGATATGCTGATTCATTGTTTAGCTTGTAGATCATATACAAAGTCTTGTTCCGCAGTTATACGTCTATATCTTTTTTGCATTCCTTCTGCATTGGAAGTTCTATCAACAATAAGAATTTCTATACCAAATTGATCGGTAATAATATCATAGCGGCCACTTTCTGCATACTCACAGAATTTCAATACATCACTTAGCGGATTTCCTTCTTGGTCATCACAGGTCCATTTATACTCTTCATCAGCGGTGATAACTAATTGTTCATCCACTACATCTACTCGAGAGCCTATTAATTTTACTCCGTTGTATGTTGTATGAATAGGAGCGTCTTTTAACTCTGAATATTCAGTAATGCCGGCGTCTATCTCTTTTAATTTATTGTCTTCATCCAAAACATAAATTTTTCTCATTATTATTTTTCACCGTCCATAGTTTTACTATATTTTAATAATGCGGAGTAATTAATTATAATTGCTCCAAAATTCGATTAATTAAATCTAATTGTCCTTGATAAATGATACTATTTTTTTCAATGCGTTTATCTCTTTCTTGAAGTAGTCTATTTATTTCTGCATCACGAGCTTTATTGGCTTGAGCTTTAGTAGATTCACTAGCATATAACTCTAATGCTCTATAATAAACTTCTTTAGATTGTTCTAAAGCCATTTCCGCGTCTTTTTGATCATTAGGTACATTATTTTTAATTAGGTCTTCAATTCTTTCTTTTTCTTGTAATAACATTTGTTTTACGTTCATATTATTCCTCCTGTTGTTCGACAACCATTTGTCCATATACTAAGTTGTCTTTTTCTGAATCGACATTTTCAACAAGGTTATAAGAACCGATAAAATCATTTCCAAAACCTTCGAAAACTATTGTATCTGTGCCAAAAGATTTTAAGTCAGCTTTTGTTATATCATTAGTAAAAATAAACGGATTTGCATTTTTCCATATTAAAATACCGTTATAATATAATTCTTTTAATACTTGCCATTGTTCTTGAGAAGAGAGGCGAATTTTAATTGCCTTCACCTCTTCTCCATTAACACGCAATTTATTTACTGCATTTGCCATTGATATCACTTAGATTATTCATCTACTTTTATATTATATCGTTCAAATAACAATGCGACTTGTTCATCTTTTAAGATTTTCTTTTGTTGTCCAGAATTTAATGCATTATACATAATCATTATTGCATTAACTATATCTTCTTTAGCAGTAATCACTTTTTGTTGTAATTCACTTTTAGTCATCTTCTGACACCCCGAATTCGCGTAGAGCATTATATAAGTCTTCAGTAGTAGCTTCGTTTGGATCAGTTTCAACATTTGTAGCAATTTCAGAATAGGTGAAATTCTTTGGAATCCAATTGCTATCTACGTCTACAATGCCCACATCGATCGCTTCTACCTCATATGGAATATTGGTTTCATTTTGTATAATATCAAAACCACGATCGCTATAAGTTTTCACAAGATTTACGCCATCTTGTCGTTTAGTAAAAAATATTGTTTTTATAGGCATAGTTATCCCTCCACTCTAATTTTAAATCTGAAGGTATCGCTACCAGATTTTCCTTCATATTTGTCTTTATAATATACTATGTAGAAATAATGTAAACCTTCGCTAACTGTTCCATACTTGTAGATCTCTTTCATTGGAAGATCGTCTTCATAGTAGTCCATGTAGTATTCCATAGGGAACGATTTTTTAGTATTAATAGTTTCATAATATCCTTCTTCGTCTACTTCTACAATATCTGGACATTCTGAATCTAAGCGTCCGATTAAAGGTCCGTCATAGTATCCATCTTCAATTAGTTGTAATCTAGAGTCTAAAATACAATCTACGTATAGTGTTTTACTAACTGGTAAATTTAACACTACTTTTGCAACAGATTGCGAAGCATCAATACCTGTATTAGTTGATACATAGTATCCAGTTTCTCCGTCTTCATCTTCGTAGCTAGAATCAGGCACAAAAGCATACTTATCTGCTACAGATTCTATAGATACTTCTTGGATATCTTCGCTTGTTACTACTATAGTATGAGTTCTTGTAAATTCATATTCACCATTATCGCCAGCTATAACCTTCACTGTAATTTGAGTAGTTCCTGCTTTTATTGCTTCTATTGTTATAGAACCGTCATTGGTGAATGATGCGTTAATATTGTCATTACTGCAAACAATAGATAGTTGCGGATTAACTCCCATCATAGTTACATTCAACTGTAATACATCTCCTATAGTCATCATATGGTCGCCAATTTTACTAATCCACGCATATGTATTCATAATAGGAGCTCAAGTAGACCAATTGGTTGCTTCTAAATAATTGTCAACAGCCTCACTATTTTCAATCCATATTTCACCTGTTTTAGAATATCAATTAAAACTGTTTCCTAAAAAGGTATTGATGTAAGTAGGAGGGTTGATTGGTTCCATAATTAATCTTTCTAATTTACCGCAGTAAGCAAAAGTTCTATCTAATTTTGTTACAAGAGGCGGAACGTTAATTTCTTTTAAGCACTTACAATAACCAAAAGCATATTGGTCAATTGTTTTTACGGTGCTCGGTATAGTAACATATTCAAAACCACCGCTTCCACCATTAGCATCAGAAGATGAATAGTAAAAAGCATAAGTTTCAATTTCTTCTATCCCCTCTTCTAACACAATGCTTCCAATATTTGTACAAAATTGGAAAGAGTGCTGACCAATTATCTTAACGTTTCCAGGAATAACCACGTCTTTTAAATTATAACATCCGTAGAAGCAGTATGGAGGGATTTCCTCAACGGTTTCATCAATGTTAACATGAGTTAATGTTTTATTTAAACGTTGCAATAGAGTGTCTTCTCCTGACACTTCTACATTTACAGTTTTAGCATTGGTAACATCATAGGTTCCATTTTCAACCACGTCTATTATTTCACTTGGTACTATATATTCTTCTGGAATAGGTTCTACAATTACTTCGCTTAATGTATAACCATCATCGGGAACCACCGTTTGTGTGTCTGTAGTAGGCACTACATTTTTGCTTTGTTCAGGCTTAGCCGCCATTACATCAACATGCGCTTCGGCGTAACTTGCAACATCAAAAACGCCGTTGTCTTTAATCTCTATTGTTCCGCTTGGTATAATATACTCATCAGGAACAGGTACTTCTACGACTAAGTTTACATCTTCTTCAACATATTTTCCACCAATAGGAAGTTTAAATTGTTGATTTTTTATAATTTGTATATCCATTTTAATCTCCCTCGTAAGCTATAATATAATCGGCATAATTACTCCAATTCGTAGCAGATTTGTATGTTTCAACTTTATCAGGTAAAACTTCAATAGTTTCGCCACCTTTAAATTGTTTGAATTGGTCTGCATATATATTAGGTGGAGTTTCTAATAAACAAATTACTCGTTTTAGTTTTGTATCATATTGAAAACAATGTGGTGGTAAACCAGCTTGGCTCTCAATTCTTACTGTTTCGAGTTGTTGACAATTTTCAAAACATCTTTGTCCATAATTCTTTATAGAAGCAGGCAACACCAATTCTTTTATAGGAGTGTATGAAAAAGTGTATTGTCCTATATATGTAATACCTTCTAAATTGATTGATGTAATTTTGGTGTTATAAAATGCTCTATCACCTAATCTAACAACACTATCAGGAAATTCTACTTCTGTTATTGGTGAATATGCAAAAGCATAAACTCTTAATTCTGTTAATCCAGCTAAATCTTCTTTAGTGATTTTGGTTTTACTCCCTGTCAAATAATCATTTAACGAGTTATATAACTTGTACTCACCATCAACTGTGCCATCCCAAGTTTCGATAGTACCAACGATGTGTTCATCTTTAGCATAACCAATTTCATCTTTTAATACTTTATCAGGAGTAATTGTTCCATCACTTGTGTCAATACCACCTTTAAATGTTCCTTTAATTCCTAATACTTCAGCATCCTCTGCAATATTTTCAGGTTTTAAATTGTCATCTTTGATTTGAACGGTCGCATACGCTGATATATCATATTCATTAGTATCAGTAATATCTAAATTGCCTTCTGGTATTAAATATTCACTTGGTATAGGTTTTACTATAACCTTGCTCATTCCTTCATATCCTGAATCCGGCGCAACTATTTGTTCTTGTTTTGTTGGCTCTATTTCTTTTTCTTGTAAAACAGCAGGTATGTCAGCCACGTTAACTTTGACAACTGCTTTGTTAAGTACATAATCCGCATCAGGAGTAATTGTGTAAGTTCCATTATGAACAACTTCTAATTCTTTTTCTTGTTCTGGAACACGTTCTTCCACATGTACTTGTACCTCAGCATAAGTTGTAACATCATATGAGCCATTCTCCGCAATATCCTTAACTCCTTCTGGTTTAATGTAACCTTCTGGGATAACAGTGCTTATAGAACGTATAGCATCAGGCATTTCAGAAACGCTATATAGAGTAGTACTGTTAGTTTTTTCACGAATACTATCTCCAATTTTATTTAAACTAGACTCTTTAATTCTATATTCTTTTTCTGCCATTAGAATTTCACTCCGTTTACATCCGCGCTCTCTTGAATTGTTTCAATATTTTCTGTTTCAATATAAAGTGTTTTTGTATCAACGTTTCAAGTCCATTTAAATCTATTATCCATAGCAGTAATAACAGCAGGACCGACAGCTTTATCAACCTCTTCTTTTAGATAGGTATTTAAATAAGTGTCTGCCGCATTTTTAATTAGTTCGTTAATATCAATACTGCCGATATCTTCCATATCTCCCGATTTCTTAAAGCCTAACTTATTATCTTCTGTTAAATATGGAATATAGTATGGTCCAACAGGTCCCATAATACGTTGAGTGTCAGGAATAACCGGTGGAGCTACATGTTGGTCAATAACAGTTCAGCTAATATAACCTTCTTTACTTACACTAGGTTTATAGTAAGGACCAATAAATCCATCTGCTCTTAATTTATCTTCAAAATCGCTTTTGACATCAAGCATTTGGTTATACATAACTTCAAGGTTTTTGTCCATTACATCTTTATTAATTGGATCTGTCAAAAAATTGTCCACTACTTCTCCTATCATTGTGTTACTTACAAATACTAATCTTGATTGATCTAAGTCATCTTGACTAGTAATTTTAGTTTCAGAAGATAAGAAAATTATTTCATAACGTCCCGCATTTTTTGTGACAGTAGTTGTAATAAAGAATGTTAAGCCATTCACGAATCCTTCTTCATCTTTAATGTAGTTTACAGGTAAAAGAATTGTATCTTTTTTCTTCATCTTAAATAGTAAGTAATGATGATAAGGCAAATAGTTTTGCGGAATGTCAAACACTATTGCATCGCCTACGCTTTCATACTTATTACCTAAATTAATAACTGAATTGGGTGATACATTACCATTCGATAAAATAGTTACTTTTGTAATCATACTCTTTCACCTCCGATTACAATTATCCATAATATATTTTTATTATAACATGGAGTTTGTTATTTGGCAAATCCAGCAAAAGAAAAGGGACAAGATATTATTCTTGTCCACTAATTTGTATTATCTGGGGGTTTCTGGAGTTTCCAGAGCTGTTATTCTTGCTAATAAATCGTCATATTGAGATTTTAGTGTATTGTAATCATTTAAAAGATTTTGGTAGTCTGTGTCTTGTTTTAAAACAAAAGCATCCCTTGATTCCGCTACACATTCTACTACATGTCCATTTTCATCTCAACTAATTGATCTTAATATATTACCAACACCGCCACGCGAGCTTGCTGATTTACCAACTGAACCATGACTAATGGTAAAAGTTGTTCCATCGTTCGATCCTTCACTAGTCACTTGAATTTGTGTACCTTGTGTAATAGATTTTACTCGATCTTGTCATTTACCATCTCATGAATCAACTTTTTGATTTAAATCGCTAACATTATCTGATACTGTTTTTATTTTATTATCAGTTTCTTGTTTTGTATATGTATCTTTAATTCTATTAATGCAATAAGCATCAGTAGTATAATTTGTAATATGTCCATAAACATCATATTCTACTGCAGAAATTAACGTATTTGGTAATCCAGAAGTTGTTTTTGGGGTGAATTTTGTAATCTTTCCATGATTAAATACAATACTACCTTGATTATTCCCATCTTCTGTTGGTGGTGTTATCTGTAATTGAATTTTCCCATCTGATTTTATTCTTGAATTCAGTTCCTCCACAAAGAACGTTGGTATAACTTCAGTTCCATTCTCATCAATTTTCAATATTCTATTTTTGTTTAAACCACCTAGTATATCAGTACCACTATGTAAAAGATAATGAATATCATAGGTTGATTGTGGATAATCTACATTAAAATCCCTTGAATACAGCGGAATACCGTCATAGTTCAACCCTAAAAATCCATGATGAGGTCCTATTCTGTTATCATTGTCATCGTAACGATAATTTTGAAGAACTACTCCTCCAAATAATCGATCCGCGGTATTTAAAGGAAGTGGATTAGGTGTTAACTCGTCTTTTGTTGGGTAACCCAATTCTAATAATCTATTGATATAATCAACATTTTTATAATTTACAATAGTCGCATTATTATCAAATATGATTGTTCTAAAATGTTCACTCTCCCAAGCTCCTTTCGAGTAAGCAACAAAGGTAGAGCCATCTGCCCCGACGAATAAAATTGACTCATCTGTAATAAAAATACTGTTATATTTTATATCTTCAAAATTATTCTCATCAACGGGAATTTTTACTGTAAATGGAATATCAATCATTTCTATATTAGTTAAATCCCTATTATTTAATTGTTCGTAAAATCTTCACGTTTGATTAACTAATGTTATAACTTCGTCTGTAATCTTCTTATTTAAATCAACAAATAGACCTAAATCTTTATAGTGATCAGTAGATTTTAAGGTATGTACATAAAGTGTATTATCAACTTCTAAGTTGGAATTAGGTATATGTATTACATATCCTTTTCCCTCTTCATAACGAACTTCAAATTGACTAAGCTTTAAGTAATCCCCATCCATTTTAAACATAGAGTTATCAATTTTAATACCGCCTAGAAGATTTGAACTAGCAGTAGGGAGAGTGTAACCAGCACCAATTCCGCTGTAAAACACTGCATGTAATCGAGATCTTTCTAATGGATCTAGTCAACTGGCAAATTCCATCGAAGAATAATCACCGCCTGCGACGCTAGTTTCTGAGTTGATAAGTGTTCTAAGGTTATTAGCGCCGTCTCCTACAATCATACGTCCTATGCTATCTCCAGGTACTGGCTCTAAGAAAGCAACTTCTCCATTTCCAAGAACTTGACCTAAGTTACTTTCTCAGTTACTAGTCGCATCTTTACGTAGAAGAATGCGGGCTTTTTGTATAGTATAGTTGTTATTCATTTATTATCACTTCTTATTATTGTAACTGTCAACCTGCTGGATAGGCTTCAGGTGTGTACACATTGTTATCTATTAATGATTTATATAATTCATCTTTTCACCAGCCTAATTCATCTTTCATAAATAATGTTGTAACAGTTATTACTTCTGGTATCAAGCGTATACCGTCTTTATATAAAAGATCTGCCCATAAAGTTGGAGCATTGTCAGGGTTGTTCGTTTCTGTGTCCCATAGATCTACGGTGGCTTTTTTTACTGTGCCTTTTCAGTTTATTCGAGTACCTACTGAAATTAAATTTCCAGTGTAATGCATAGTATCGTAGAACTCTGGAACCATACTAGCATCAGAGTCTTCAAGTGTTTGAGCACTTTTCATTAAAATTTCTCTTTGTTTTCTTGCTTTCTCTAATATATTCATTACTCTTCCTCTCCCATTAGAATATCGTAGGCCGTAATTTTATCAACATCTTTTTCAGGCACGGTTGTATAAACTCGCTCTTCTTCGTAGTAACTTTCATCGAAAATAAATTGATTATCTTTATAGTAGTAATATTTAGGTTTTACATTATCAGGGATGTTTTCTACAAAGATTACTGTTCCTATTGATTTATCAACTTGTAAATTACTATCTAGTATATATCCACCAAAAACATTATACTCTATTGTGGTAGACATAAACAATATTCTGTTTTCATTATTAATTATTAAGTACATGTTACTCCTCCTGACCTACCAATCCAACTCGTATAGTATCTCCTGGCGTTCCGCTAGATAAAGCTATACCGTTAAAATAGTTTAATTCATTTGTTACCATATTTTTATTTTTAAAATATGCAGTATATATATTTATACCATCTCCGAACGTTGCAAGTAACCCGTTAGGGGCTTCTATCAATGAAGGTATTATACTTTCATTTATCTGAAAATCTGATATTTTAAATATCGGTGTATTTGAAAAACTAACTGCCTCACCGTCTATTAATATTTTTGTTAAAAAAACATCATGATCTTGTATTGAAACACTGTAGATTTCATTATTAAAGATAGCACATGGTATTCTAGATTGAATAGGCAAATTGGACATCAATTGTGTATTAGTAATAGATTCTATGGCACCACTGCTTGTGAATTTTATTAAAATTAAATAATAGCGGTGCGGATCAAGAACAGCCCCTCCGATTGCATACATGAAAGGTAATACTATAGTATTATCATTTACCTTCGCTCCACTCATGATATTGCCGCTATAATTTGTAGTTTCTTCAGATGTAATAGTAACGTTTGTTCCATTAATTAAGCATGTAAAAATACGTAATTTACTATTAATTCTTGCAACAACTATTACTTTTGTAGATGACATTTTTACACTACACACTTCTATTGAATATTCATCGCTCAATTGTGCAGTTAGATCATAAGTATATTGTTGTATTGTGCCATTAGAAAAATTTAAAATTCCGCATTTCATATTACCGTAAAAAAAGTTTCTACATGCATAAAATACTTTATTTTGTTCAAGTAAAACACAATTTCTTAAGTACTCTCCTACAATAGTCGCAGTGCTATTTACAGTTAAACTAGAACCTGCACGATTTATCAATAAAACTGATATATTTTGACTACTACGTTGACATAGGACACAAGCTGTTGTTTCACTAAGTGCTATGGAGAAAAGGCTATAATTTAGTATTACATTTTCTACCAACAAAGTGTCAGTAGAAGATAACAATTCTTCATTTTCATAAATAGAAATATTGCCATATAAATTTCCATAACTGGAATCTCCATTGGTGCTTTCCCTATAAAATAATGTCATTATTACATTTTCCGTAAAGGCAACAGAACTATAACGATCGGTTAAGGTATCAGTTAAGTTTCCTATATTATATGTAAAAGGGGAAATATATACAAACTCTCCTTTTTCTATATTTTTTGTTGCAACTGCTGTATCTTTTAACATTGAATTAAAAGAAAAAGATCCTTCGGCTTGAATTTGACTGTAATCTCGTATATCATACAAACCTTCCTCTGATAAAGATATTATTCCGTTACCACTCATTCCTAAGTTATATTTAATATCTGAAATAGTGTTTGCTTGATTTTGTAGAGTTGTATTAAAAGTATTAATATTCATATTCTAAACCTCTTTTGTTATGATTGTAATAGTTTCACCAGCGTTTTTTGTTTCAGTAGCAATACCTACTATATCATCGCCAGGCAAAGCTTTAATTAACTGAGGTTGACGATATAAAATACAATATCTAGTTGTTATTGCCCCTCCGGTTTGCCCATTAACTTTAATATAAAGCGCAATAATATTACTAATACCTACAGAATTACCCATATTAAGAGTTTCTCCAATATTTATGCTAATTTTTTCTTTACTGCGCATCTGTATTTTTGTTATAGAGTCTGATTTGATTGAATGCATCATTAATCAAGTATTTAGTCCATAATAAACATTCTTATCGTCCTTTGAGTAACCTCAAACTGTTCTACTATCTATTCTTGGGTCATAAGTTCATATGTTTTGTGTCAAAGTACTGGAAACAGCAGACACTTTTCCATATCAATTGCTTGTACTAACAGCTGCGACAATAAAAGAGGCGTAGCTTCCATTATTTCAAGCCTTAAGTTTTGTAAAACTACCACTTTTCAAAGTATGCGCGTATACTGAACCACTGGTTGTAACATAAGATAAATTAATATTACCATCATCTATATAAATAATGTTACCACTTGAATCTGATGCTTTGGTACATTGAAGCGCTGCAACAGAAGTAGTACTAATAGTTTTATAAGCAAAACTAAGAGAAATAGATGAAGTAGTATAAGATATGACCACTCATCTAACTGTAGTTGCAGATGAAGAACTAGTAGATGCTACTAAAATTTTATCACTAGATAATTCAACGCAATCAATATAACCAGAGCTTCCCGCACTCATACCTGTATTAAGAGATTTTTTTAACGTTGGCGTTCCAGAGTCGTCTAAAGAAACTAGATATGAATAACAAGTTGCGCCATATATTCTAACTGCAATAAAAAACAATCCGTTGGATAATAAAATAGCCTTTATTTCTTCTGGACTACTGCTTACAGATGTAATAGACGTATCTTTGATTACACTTAATGTATCTCCTATTATTTCTAATACCAACACTCTCACCTGAGTATAATATGAGGAAGAATAAAAAATTGCAAAACGAGTATCATTAATCGCAACTATTGAATAATCATCTGCATGATCAATGCTAAAATTACCTATAATATATTTATAATCTTCTTTAACTGCATCACCAGCTTGAATATTTTCCTTTGCTATATATTCCTTTTCAATACCAGATACAGCAACCGAAGAAAGTTTAGCATAGCTATAACCATAAGTATCATAAGTTCCGTCACTGTCGATTTCCAAAACATTAGCTTTTTTACCCTCTAATTCACTTTGGATTTTATTCATTAAAATAGATTGCTTTTTCAATCTTGCGTTAATTTGTCCGACTTTCATCTTATTCCTCACTTACTGGTAAATTACTAACAACACTCAAAATTTCTTCTAAATCTGCAGTATTTTGATTTAGTAATTCTTCGTCAATATCAACCTCAGTAACATTAACTAAAACATTTTCATACCCAGAAACATTAAAAGTTCCATTTGAATTAATTGTTAATGTGCCAGCAGGGACCACGGCAGTAGTCCCATTTGCTGATACTAAATATATATAAATGTCACCATTGTTTATAGTGCCCTTTGTTAATAATTGTATATCTTTTGTAGTATTAATTGTTGGCATATCTATCTACTCCACTCTTAATTTAAATGCAAAATAATCAGCATTACTTGAGGCACTACCATCTTTTCTATATCCTATCATTATATAATTTGAACCAGAAGGTATCGTACCAATTGTATATGATTGTGATCCACTCAATCCTTTTGTGTTAGCTAAAATACCAGTAGTTGTTGCACTTGTACTAGATGAAATAACTGTATTTCAACCTCCAACAACTCCGTAGTCATAATCAGCTTCTGAGCTTTGTTTTGCATCCATATATAATGTTTTTGTTCCATCAGATCCTGTAAAATATACTTTAGCGATAGATATGGAATCATCTACCCCATCATTATTAGGATATCAGTATCCATCACTTGAACTATATTCAAAATAATATGTAGATGTAGCTGCATAGGGACTAATATATGGTATTAAAGGGGTTTTTTCTGGAATATTAACTGAAACTTTATCATATTTTGTTACATAGTATTGTCCGTTTTCTGTAATTGCCAATGTATTAAAACCTTCTATTCCTATAATACTATTATTTATAAGATATTGCGCTAAATCAAAAGGTATTGTTGGCCCGTGAAAAGTAGGTCTTCTATAATTATCGTCCCATTGATCTCCTATCCAAGTGTTTTCCTCATGTACTAAAACCTCTTCATCAGAATTGCGATAATATAAGCCAGCATTTTTCATTATAATAGCTGTAAACTCTCCTCTATCTGGACAACTAAAGTTAACTTCATATGTAAAATTATCAGTTAAATCTATGTATTCATTAAATACCACAGGTATATTCTCAAAACCAACAGAACTACTAACATTAGCTACTAATGTATCATAGTTTGTTATATCTATATCTCCTTCTGCTTCTTCTAAAAATAGTGTTCTAGTTGCATTTTCTTTAATTCATTCTTTTTCTGCGTCATTTGGTTCACTTATATATGTAAAATATGGGCGTTGTCCAAACATAACTTCATTTCATTGATCGTTTTGATAATCATAAATTGTAACAACGTCTGATGAACTTCCATTTAAATTCGCATTAATACTGGTATTTGCTTGTATAGTAAAAGTAAAATTTGAACTTTCTTCAACAGCAGAACCTTCAACAATATGTCTAAATTGCTTGGTTGCACTTAAACTTAAATTAGTTGTTAAATCTAAAATTTCATTAAATCTTCATACACTACCAACTCAAACAATATTATCAACATCAACATTAGCAGTGGCGTATCCAGACACATTATAAGATCCATTTGATTGAATATCTATTCCACCTTGTGGCAATGACACCCTATAATTAACTATAACATCATGTTCTGAAGCCATGAACTATACCTCCTGATATGCGCCAGTATAAGCAGGAATACTTTCTAATGCTTGTACTCTAGAGACTAAATCACTTAATGCTGCTGATGAAGCTGCTCCGATACTAGTTGGTGTAATATTAATAGTCTTTGCCGCACTACCATCATATGTGAATAAATTAGTACCTTCTGTAGTTCCGCTATTTAATTTTATAGTCATTTTATTAGTTACTTTACCTGCTGCTCCTGTAATATCTGCGGTTAGTTTACCATCTGTTCTAAAGTAAAAATTTGTTCCATCGTAATAAGCTATATATGTTCCAGCAGTTAAACTATAGTTACTAGCCGAGGTTGCGGAACCGTTTAAATAAATAGGTTTAGCTCCCGCGCTATCTATATTTAATGTAAGTGCGCTTTTGGCTGTATTAGTATATATTATATTAACATGCACATAACTTTTTGCAGTTAAAGTATGATTTGTACATGAACCAGCTTTAGCTGCGGTAGCTCCAGCAGTTTCACATTGCACACTAGGTACTGTATTATTATCATAGTCCCCTAATACCATCCAACATCCGCTATTTAAATCAGCCATGTATGCTAAAATAATAACTGAGTTAACTGGATAATGTGTAGTAAGTTTAGTTGTTCCTTGTCTATAAACTGTTTTAGCACCTAAACTATTGATATTCAAAGTAGTTGTACTTGCACCAGCTTTATTAATCTTATATAAAATTGTTAAACCATCAAAATACTCCGTTATATCAGCGTGGCTTCCAAGCCAAGTACCATTTGCGGTACTTGACCCTTCCACGTAAAAAATTCCACGTTTTAAATATTCAGAGGCTTCTTTTCCGCCTAGATAATCGGGATCTAAGTCGTAGGTAGCCCCATCTATTGTTAAATTACTTATTGGATTTGTAGCTGCCATATATTACCTCCTATTTATTAGCTGCTCCTGTATTTCCAGCTGTGCCTGTGAATGTAGGTTGACTCACAGAACCTTTAGCTGTGACGCTATGAGTATGAGTTTCACTACCAACCTTAACTGTACCAGTAGGACCACTTGTTGTTACATTTGAACCCACGAAAGTTCCAATTAATTGTACTGCAGTTCCTGTAAATACAAGACTTGTCAATGAACCACCAGCAGTTACGCTATGTGTATGTGTACTACTACCAACTTCTGATGTTGAACTTGGCGTTCCAGTTGTAGCAGAAGTTCCGGTAAATGTACCAGTTAATTGAACTCCTGTTCCTGTAAATGTAGGTTGACTCACACTACCTGTAGCGGTTACGCTGTGTGTATGCGCATTATTAGCAACAGAAGTTGTTTTTGAAGGGGTCCCTGAATTAACTGCAGAACCAGTGAAACTTCATGATAAAGTTAAATTTTTTGTTGTAGCATTATATGTATCTGTAACTTTTACGCTACCTGCGGCCGTTACACTATGTGTATGATCACTACTTGCAACAGTTGCATTTGCACTAGGTGCTCCAGATGTAGTAGCACTACCAGTAAAAGTTGGTTTACTTACTGTACCAGCTGGAGTATAGTTAGCAGTTCCAGTCCCAACACCAATTGTTACAGACCCAGTCGCAGTTAAAGTATGGGTATGATCTTTATGAGCTACTGTAGTTTTTGCACTTGGAGCTCCACTGTTAACAGCACTTCCTTTGAAAGAACCTGTAACAGTTCCAGCAGGAGTGTAATTCGCAGTTCCAGTACCAGTTGAAATAGTAATATCACCAGAAGCTTCTAATGTATGTGTATGACTACTGTTAGCCACTGTTGTTGTTGCACTAGGCGCTCCAGATGTAGCAGCACTACCAGTGAACGTTGGCTTACTTACAGTGCCGGCAGGGGTGTAGCTATGTGTATGTGATGTAACTGATAATGTTCCTGCAACGACAGGAAAAGTTATTCTACGTTTATCAGTACCACCTAAATCAACATATAATTGTGCGCCGTTTTCTGGTTGTTCTCAAACCATAGCGCCTGCAGTGTTACTTGCTCTAAAACGAAGTCTACATGTACCATCAGATTGGTCAACACGTATCATAGTTCCGCTATTTGAACCTTCTTTACCAAATGAAATTGATCCACCGTTTGATGTTTTAAATTTTGTGGTAATTACTTCTGAACCACTAACATCAGCCGGAGCGTTAAATGTTTTCTTACCAGTTATTGTTTGGTCTGTATCTATTGTTACATAGTTACCAGCAGGTTGGAAAGTATTAACCGCTTTAGTTCCACCACCGGCTAATAATACATAATTATTATTACCAGTAGTTGAATCACTATGTTTAAATCCATTAGCTGTTATTGCGCCTTTAACTTTCAAATTACCTGTATTAGAGCTTAATGCCATAACCCCAGTCGGAGTGGCATTAACAGCATTTGCGCAAGATTCCCATATCCATCCGTAACCAGATTTAGATTCTATTAATGATCGTCTAGCCCATGATGAGACATCTCCGTATGTTTGAGTATTAGCTCCTGTTGGAGACGCTACTTCATTATTAGACATATATTCGTATCAAGTGTAATATGAACTATTATAAAAATTAATTCTACCGTAAGTTGCACCATTTGCTCTTTGAAGGTTAATTTGCGGAAGAGTCATCTTTCCGTTATCATCTATGGTAACGTTACTATTTTGAATTATTTTTCCGCTTGTACTATGGAAACGAGCAACTGCATTATCAGTTGAAGAACTAGGACCTTCAACGTATCCGCTAAGATCGATTGTTCCACCTAATTTATCCCATTCAGTTCCGTCCCAAGCATAGTTGTCACCTGTGTCAAGCACATTATAAACATCCGCGATTGTTTGACCTGTCGTTGGTAAGTCAGTATATGTTGCAACTGATCCTTTATAGCGGAATACAGTTCCTAATCCAATGTCAGCTAAACTTTTTCTTGTTACAGTTACAGTATGACCGTCAGCAGTGATGTCTCCTACAATTGGATGTGTAGTAGCGCTTGTAGAATCTGTTACTGTAATGTTAGGAATAGTTGGTATATTCTCTACCAAAGCGAAAGCGGTTGCTTCTTTACCGTCTAATTTATCCGCGTCTAATCCACTACCTGAACCATCATTCCCGGAGTCCCAAATTGTATAAGAAGAATTAGTATCTGCAGTTCAACGTTTTAAACCACCGTTTGCTGTGCTGGTCATACCAATAGAGCCTAAAGTTCCATTACTGTTTTGAAAAATAATAGATGAAGCATTTGCACTTCCATCACGTTTTAAAATAATAGCTCCGAAAGTTGAATGACTAAATGTTTTAATTCCTGTAATTGTTTGATTTGTATTAGTTGTTACATAACTTCCTGCAGGTTGAAAATCACTTACAGGTTTAGTTCCACCACCAGCTAATAAAATACTATTATTATCAGACCCTTCTTTTGCGAAACCGCCTCTTGAAGTAACAAGACCGGTACCAGCTATTTTCATTTGAATAGTTGGACTAGTGTCAGCACTTGAAGTTGGGCCTCTAAAGCATAGTAGGTTAGGCGAATTAGTGTAGTTGAAATGATATGAAGTAATTCCCCACATGCCACTGTCATAACCTGCGCTGTTAGCTGCGTTAAACCATAAAGAACTTAAATTACCAACAGCATGTAATCTTATACCTTCACTAAAGCTAGTAACACCTGTAATATTAACTGCTCCTCCAGTGTTGGTAATACCATTGCTAGTGGTAACAGAAGCGAAAGATGGATTATCGTTAACTGCTATTGTAAATTTATCATTAGAAGCCTCAGGAGTTAAAACAATATTTTTTCCTTTTGCTATTGTTATTGTATCAGTAGTAGTGTCAGCCGCTAATGTTGTCCCATCTACAGTTACATTACTAAAGGCATTTTGATTAACGTAAGCGCTATGTGTATGATCGCCTTTTGCAACTGTTGTAGATGATGTTCCAGTAGGAATTGTAAATTTTAATTCTGGAGCTCCACCTTGAGCGGAAGCGGTGTAAGTTAAACCACTTCAACTACCTGTTTTATGGTAATAGTTTGTGTCTACATTAGTGTCGACACCATAATCTTTTAAATTCGCAAAAGTAGATACGCCATCTCCTATTGCAAACTTTTTCGTATCATTTGCATAAGCGGGCTCACCATCTGCTAAAATAATATCAGCAAGATTTTCCGCTGTATCACGACGAAATTTTATTTTTGTTGTTAAAGTTGCCATTAAAAAGCACCTCCACGAGTATATTCTTACTATATATTTTATTATAGCATAAACTTTGTTTTCTTTCAAATTCAATGAGAGTATAACAAAAAAAAGACGGTGTTACCCGTCTATATTATTAAGCTATAACTCCCCAAGTAGTAGTGTCAGCGCCACCACCGTCAATAACTGCTAAGCTATTCCAAGCAACTGTTCCACTGCTATTTGCACTTAAAATACCATTAGAAGCTGCTTTTGGTGCTAGACCGTTTGCTGAAGTTGTAACTACACTGTAAGTTGTATTTTTTAATGTTAATGTTCTACCAGTTAATGCTGTAACATGTCCAGCCGCATCTACTGTAACTTGTGGAACTACAATTGTAGCATTGTTATTTCCAGTTACATCTGCTGTAGGTCCTACAGCTCCCGCAGTTACACCAGAAAGACTATGTCCCCATTTTAATTCATCTGCTCCCGCTGAACTACCACTAGTTCCGGCTAATACAATCCATTTATTGGCTGCACTAAACTTAACATTTTCATTATAAGTTTGAGCAGAAATTTTAGTTGTGTTACCAGTTAATGCAGTCGTAGCAGTGCTATTAGCAGGTGTTATTGCACCGTATCCAGAATCACGATGATCATCATCTGTCCAAGGAACGTTTACATATAATCCACCTGTAGTTTCGTCTACATTAACTTTATAGTTTTTACCAGAAGTTGTGTAACCAGTATTAACATTAATTCCATCAGATGTAACAGTAATACCTGAACCAGCTTTAGCAGAATAAGTTACTGTTCCACTAGTTCCACCAGATCCTGTAACAGTTAAACCATTACCAGCAGTGTGGCTATGAGCTGTATTGTCATTAGTATCTGACCAAGGAACTTTTACATATAGGTTACCATTACCATCTTTCTCAATTGCATAGTTTTTATCAGATGTAGTATATCCTGTTTTAACATCAAATTTAAATCCACCGTCATATGTTACATTAACACCACTGGCAGTTGTATTTAAGAATTTTAACGCTCCTGTTGTAGTACCAGTTCCTAATTTTTGAGAACTATCTAAGTAAACATTACGCCAAGTATCTTCAATATCGTCACCAGAAGGAATTAACATCCAAGAATATGTACTGTCGTCAGTTGTGTAGCAAATAAATGTATCTCCAATTTTAGCAGCTTGATTAGCATAAGTCCCAGCGGTTACTACTTTGTAAGCATCACCTAAAACTGTACTTGAAGCAGTTGGTAATGCAGTTATTGTACCATTAGTTCCCAAAGTACCTCTCATTACTACTGCGGCATTTGTTGCAGCTGCAATAGCATTATCTACTTCTGTTTTTGTATATACACTAAGTCCTTTTGTAGGAGTGATTGTATGCCCACTAACAGAGAAGTCTGTTATAACATTACCTGATCCAGTAGCAGTTCCTTTTGATAATGTTGGTAAACTAGCTTTAGTTACAGTTATTTTATGTCCATCAGAACTAATAGCTGAAACATATTTTCCGCTTTCTGCAGTTCCACTTTCCACTGTAATTGATGGAATTGAAGGCATTGTAATAGTTAATGTTTGTTCACTTAATGCAGTTACATGTCCATATTTATTAACTGTTAAGCGTGGCACTACAATGTTACCATTTGCCGCACTTCCGCTAATAGTAACTCCAGCAGTAGGTCCTTTAGAGGTGTCTGCTGTGGTACTAGGTCCTTGAGTTGCATGAGTACCATTAATTGTTACAACACCTTTAGTAGCTGTGGTAGGAGTTAAATTAATTACATTGTCATCAGTAGTTTGAACTGAAATAACACCACTATCTACTCCACCTACTGCATCTCCTACTACTGTATCTACGTAGCTCTTAACAGCAGCATCAGTAGGGATGTTCGCAGAACCTGTAATTGAAGATACTAAACTCTTACCTTTTGTTAAAGTTAAAATACCATTGCTATAAGAGGCATCAGTAATAATGTTACCAGTGCCTTCAATAACAATTTGGCCTCCAAAGTATGACAATTCTGACCATTTGGCAGAACCGTTACCAATTTTAATATTGACACCGGTTTCGGTCCATTCAACGCCGACTTCACCTTTACTTAAGACTGGATCGGCGGCGGTCCATTTAGCCGTGGTGTCGTTTCTTAATAATAGCTTCGTTGTTAATGTTGCCATTAAGAAGCACCTCCATATTTTTTTTAAATATACAATATAGTTTTATTTATTTTTTCATTGAAAAATTCAACGTTTTTATCCTTTTAGGTTGTTATTATTCCTCCTCTCCTAAAACAGAGAATATCATTCCGTCGCTAGTTGTAATTTGTTCATCACTACTTGTAACAAATGTATGACTTCCATTCTCTAGCACAGAAACTCTTTTTTCTAATTCTTCAATTCTTAATAATAAATCATTAATTAACTTGTCTGTTTCAGTATCACTACCGCCAATATTATCTGTATTTGGTGTAGTAGAGGATCCACAATCTATAAGTTCAATGTCGTTGTAGTCGGAGCCGACCACTTTATATGAAGTCGACTCTTCATCCCAACGATATGTTTTATTTTCATTTGTTGCAATGTAAAGTTTATTACTCTCCCCAATATTAGGAAAATCAAATCTACTTACAAATTCTAAATAACTATACCCAGCAAGTTGAACTACCTGAGTTCGGGTTTCCCCATTCGATCCACTAGGCAGTTTCACTTCTAATTGGTATAATGCAGTACTATCTGCCATTGTGGGGTCACCTCCTTACTAAGCTGCTGTAGGTTCAGAAATTAAGCGGAAGAATAATCCTCCAACTGCTAAGCTTTCGCTAGGTCCAGCTCCAACAGTTTGTCCAAATTCTACGATTTGTCCACCTGCAGTTACGATACCTTTATCATTAACCTTAACTACACTGTAAGCTCCAGCAGTAACTCCACTATTAGCTAAGTCAATACTATTAGTGCCCGCATTATAAGTACCATATAAAGCAGCACCATTAGAGCCATTTCCACTTCCTATTTTAACTGTACGGTCTAATACAATGTTACCTTTTTGTTGTAATTGAGTAGCATTGAAATGACCATTAAAGTTCATTTTTGAAGTGTTAGAAGGATTAACATCTCCTAAGTAGAATTTTAATTTATTATCCGCATTAGCAACCCAAGCTTCACCAGCTACATCTGCCCCATAAGCTTCAATTACTTGAGCTCCTGCAGCATCTTTAATTATATTAAAATGATTATGTTTAACTAAAGCATCAGCGATGCGGAATCTCTTCATTTCACCAGCAATAACATGTCCATAAGCATCTACAGTAAATGTAGGAATACTATATCCTTGTCCGCTGTATAAAATGTCATCGTTAGCCGCTGTATCAGTAACTTTAGCACTACCAAATACTTTTTCGCCTAATGCGCTAGTTTCATGATCAAACTTAATTGCGTTATCAGTGTTACTTACTTTAATTTTATTGCCATCAACAAAGTTAATTGCTGTATCTTTAGAGTCTTTTGTTAAAATTTCTGTTCCTTTTACTTGCACTGGTCTAACAGTATCAATGAAATCAGAACCTAAAGTAATTTTCTTAACGTTAACTTTAGTTACATGTCCATAAGCGTCTCTAACTACTTCTTGAACATCGATTGTTCCGCTGTCTTTTGTTAAAGTTGTTTCAGTTGTGGTTCCTTCTTCAAGTGTAACATCATGTTTAAATGTAGTTCCATCTAATTTAATTCCATCAGAGGCACCATAAATTCTTCCGAAAATATCCCAACTAGCTTCAACAAACTCAGCTTCTGCAGACTCTGCGGTTACATTTCTAATGTAAAGAACTCCGTCTTTCTTAACGATGTCGCCTTTATAGTATACACTATTAGCAGCCCATTCGCCTTTATAAGTTTCAACAGCACCTTTTTGACCGTTAACCATTGTAACTGCATCAGTGTTGTCTACCTTATCCCAAGAAGTTCCGTTATAAACAGCCCAGTCACCAACGCTATATTCAATTCCGCTTGTGCTATTGTCAGGGTTGATTGCACCAGAAGCATTAGCTATATAATAGTAACCTTTTTTAGCTTCTTTATTAGAGTCAGTAGAAGGATCCCAAACACCTTGATATTCTAATTGTCCAAGAATTGAATCTGGTAACCATTTAGTATCAATTTTTGTTTTAGTGTTTTCTAGTAAATCTGTAATATCTGCTGTGCTATAAGTTTGTTTAATATCAACTGTTTCTGCTGTTAAACCATCAAATACAACTTCTTGTTGACCGTCTTTATTGATAGTTAAAGCATTACTTAAATGAGTTCCGCCACCTTGTACTTTCTTAATAGCTTCTCTTAACTCTACAATAGTTGTAGAAATAATAGGAGTTTTTCCAGTAGCTTTGCCTTTTGTAATAGTTCCATCTTCTGCAACTGTATGTTCGTATTCAACAAACTTATCAGCCACATCTGCTTTATCAGCAGTAGCCGCATGATCAGCTTCGGTTGCTTTAGAAGCAGTTCCTTCTAAATCACCTTTAACTTTAGCAACGGTTAATGTACCAGTTTCAATGTTATAAAGTAATCCAGTATCTTTACTATCATAGTAAACTTCTTTATAACCATTAGTTCCAGCAACTAATGTAACAGAGTATTCTCCATTAGTTTTTCCAGTTACATTAACTTTATCTGCTTTGCTAGCTAATTCAGCTTCTTTGTTTAAGTTAGCCCAAATAGTTGTATCTCCTGTTTCAGAAGGAGCTTGATTTGTATTGTTCATTAAGCAAACATAATATCTGCCTTCATAAGCCACTACATCATTTACTTCATATTGAGCAGAAGAGCTATAATCGTCTCTATATTTTAAACCATACTCAGCAATTTCATTCCAAGTATTCTTTTCGGCTTCTGTGACAAATTGTTGATTTTTGTCAGTAATAACTTGTCCAGCGGTAGTTTTAGGATATATGACGTTATATTCGGTTTCAGAAACACGCTCATTGATTTCAGTAAGTTTTATATTTTTCTTAATTAAATCAGCCATTATTCTTCACTCTCCCCTTGTTCAAGGAATATGTAGTCACCAACTTTCCAATTAGTTGGTCGTTCTTGCACAGTTCTTAATTTATTTCTTACCATTTCTTCTACTTCTGGTTGTAAAGCAACTACACTTAAAGGAATTTTATTATTTTCTCCTACATTATGGCGTCTAACATATAAGAAGCTTTCCGCTCTATTTTCAGCATCCATTTTTGTAACATCTAATAAACTATATTCCAATAAATCTTCATCTACTTTTCCTTCCCATTCAGTAGATTCGCTAACAAATGGTTTTAAGTTAGGGGTTAGAAATGAACCCCTTGCATCTGTAATTTTTAAAATGTATTCTTCTTCAGTATTTTTATATACATCAATTAAAGGACTAAAACCATCTTCTCCCGGTTGTCCGTCCGCTCCATAAGAAACGGTTAAAGTGGCAGTAGGTAGATCCTGTTGGACGGTTAAAGTACCTGTTAATGATGGTATGTTCATATTCACAGTAGCATTATTATTTTGATTCATTATCTATCACCGTACGCTGTCACTGTCTCTTCTATGATCAATGGGGAAGGTTTAATAATTGTATTACTCCTTCCATCTGCGGTTCTCAGCTGAATGTCGTACAGATAACTACCAAAGTCTAAATCGTAAGTATCAGAAGAAGTTAACTCTAATAAAGTACCATTCAACAATTTTGGAGGAATAGCGTAATCTCTATCAGTTGCTTTCTTTTTAGCTGCGAAATATAATTTATCGCCTTCTTTTAATGTATAAGGTTCCCCTTCCGCATCGAGTATCTCAACATTTAAATAAACAGTATCGCCGCGACTCATACTTACTGTACCATTATTTTTAACTTTTAGCATTTCATTCACCTCCGCCTATACCTTCTCTCATATAATAATTATAGCATAGTTCTTGAATGTGCGCAAATTTGAAAAAAGAAGAACCCACGTAGGTTCTCCTTATTATTTACTATGATGCATTAAATATTCTTCCATCATTTTATGCTCTTTCATCAATGAATGATAGAAAGCTTTTTCCATATCAGTTTTATTACTCATATCTGATCATACAGTAGAAACGATTTTATGGAAATGTTGCAACTCATCCTGAGCTATTGCTACGAATAATGGTTTATGCTCTTTAGCCATTTCGCATTCTATAATTTCCATATAATCCCAAAAAGCATCTCTCTCATCACTAAGCGCATGCATAAATTTTTCCATTAAGGTTTTCATATTAATCCTCTTTATCTTCAAGCCAAATGGTCATTTGCTCATCTAGTCCATTGTCATAAGCGAACACAAAAACTACATCTCCCGGATTATTATAATTATCCTTTAAATCTATCACGCGGAAACCGCATTGTATTAAATATTTTGCTAATTGCGGTGAAAATATTAATTTACTTGTTTTCTTCATTATCTTTCATCTCCTTGAAACTCTTTTTAAAGATGTCGATTTTGTTTGTTAGCTCCTGTTTTACAAAACCACTAGCCATCTCAACTTGAAGATTGTCATCCTCAATAAAAAGATTCACATAAGGGTCTATATAGTTTATAATCCATCTCTTAATAATTCCGCTAAACATTCCTAACGAAGGATTTTGTCTAAGAATATTATCCACATAACGATCAATTACATTATATAAAATTTCTTTATCTGTCATACTATCTTACTCCAACAATTTTTTAAGCTCTGCAAGTTCCGCTTTTAGCATTTCATTTTGTTCTTGCACGCTCTTTACTGTTAAATCAGTTTTTTGACGATATTTATCCTTAGCTTGTTTTAAAGTTACTAATACAACTTCCGCCGTTTTACCGTATTGCGAATTTAAAAATTGCGGACCAACCATTTCTAATAAGAAAGAATTGAATGCTTGTTGATATGCCAAATTGGCTTCAACATACTTTTCATCATTGTTAATAAAGACTTGTTCTTCTTGTGTACACTTATTCCACTCTTCTGATATATCGGTAAAAACAGTTCTATAAGTAGGCATTTGCAAAGAAGCCCCTTTTAGTCGTTCGATTTCCGCGTATATTCCACGAGTGTCTTGATATCCCAAGTTAGAGGGATTGCCGATAAATTTATTCATTTGACTCTCCGTATAGTCTCGGATCAGTATATTTAGGGGCGGCCTTTCACCGCCCTGGTTTTATTAAGCAGTTACAGTTACAACTATTAGTCCAACTAAAACATCATTGCCATTATATACTCTTACAACTGTAGTTCCCTCAGCTACTCCTGTAACAGTAACAACTTCACTTGCCACTGATGCAGTTGCGGTTGTCGCAGTATCAGTAGTAGCGACTGTTGCTCCAGGAACATTGGCTGCCATTGAAGATCCAACAACTACAGTTACTTTATAAACTCTAGGGAATTGATTACTAATTGTAACAGATTCTAAATAACGATTTTGCGCAGAAGGGCGAACAACTTGTACATTATTTGTAGGTTGAACTACAACCTTCTCAGCTAAACGTCCGTTTACCAACCATTGTACTAAGAAACTATCATCTAAGAAAGATAATGCGTAAGTATATGGTGTTACGAAAGGATATTCTAAGATACTAATCATAGTACCACCTTATTAAGCTGTAGTTGTTGCTACTGCTGGTTGAGGACAAATACTAGTAATAGGTAATTTTAAAGTACCTGGAATGAAAGTGCTATTTACATAACTAATGATAGCAGCGTCTGATAAATCACGAATTCTATTTTCGTAATCGAATTTAATATTCATTTTATCGCAGCAGCAATCAATTTTGTTGTTAGTAATGATGTTTTCATAATGTAATCCTTGAGCATTAAGAGCAGTTCTCTTATCTAAGTCAATTACAAATCCATAAAGTTTTTCAAGGTTAGCTTCAATTTTACTATCTAATGATTTATAAACTTCATTAGCTACTTTATCAGCATAATTTTCTGCTTGTAAATAAGCAATTTCGCTTTCTAATTGACCAATTTTTCCTTCACAGCTTTGTGCATAGCATCCATGAACTCCGTTGAAGTTAGCTGCTCCACATCCGTTGCCATAGCCATTCCAGCCATTCCATCCAAATCCACCTAATAAGTTTCCTAAACCGCCATTTAAAGCTGTTAATCCTAAGGCACCAATACCGATACCTAATGCTGTTCCTGCTATTCCTTTGCTAGCGTATTCTTTGTTTTCCATAAAACACCTCATGTGTTTGTATCGAATCCGCATGTTTTTATATAACTAATTGTGGCCACAATTTAGTTCCTGTTGAAAATGAAAAAGAGACGTACTACTCCATTAAAAATAGGTTTAGCATCGTCTCAGTTCTCATTAGTATGTTGAGAGGTATAAGAAAAAGTTTTCACATTGATACTGTCAATCGTGTTTTCTAAATTATTGTATAGGATTTGCACTCGCATTGAGTGTTATGTTTAACTCCTCTCATAAAGGTAAACGCCTCTCATTAGCATTTACACTAATAGTATGCCATGAGCTATGGCAAAAGTCAAAACTGAGAATTAGATTACAAATTTTTTAGTTATAGTTGTAACCCAAGTTTCTTCAACGATTTCTCCAGTTTTACGATCTTTCTTAGCTTTGTATTTAATGGCATGTTCTACTACACAAGTTTTATCTTCTTTTGCTTTTTCAATTAAATCTAAAGCAGCAGCTTCTGAATAGCAATTAAACACTTCTGTACGCTTTACTAACTCGTTCATCTCTTATACCTCCTTTTGCATTATATACTTTATTATAACAAATTTTTTAATAATTTGCAATTTTTAGATATTAAAAAAACGACAAGCAATAAAAAGGCTTATCGTCTATAAAAAATATGGCCACGTATATGGGGTTCGAACCCATGCATATCGCCTTGAGAGGGCGACGTGTTAAACCGCTTCACCAATACGCGAAAGAAGGACCGAAGTCCCCTTTAGTTTATTTTAAAGTAAACCAAAAAATGCATCCCACAAAGAAGGAACCGCTTCTTTTACAGAAGTGTGATAAGAACCATAATCTTTAATGAATTCATTTAACAATTTATTAGCTTGTTTTTGTGTCTCATTTGCTACTTTGAATGCTTCTTCCACTGCCTTAGCTCTTTCTTCTCTTTGAGCTTTTAGATTAGCTTTTCTTTCTTCTTCCGCTTTCTTAGCCGCATTTATCTTATCTTCTGCAGCTTGTAATTCTTCCGCTGTGTTGAAAAGCTTGTTTAATTGTTCACTATAGAACTTCATTTGTATCACCTCATCTTATGATATTATTGTACCACCTGCTACTTTCAATCCGTTTTTACGCGCTGCCGCACATTTCAGCCGGCCCGCCTTGTTCAAGCAGGGTCCCATACGGTTTGGGGCCAGTGTGGATTTCAACCAATAGACTAGAAGTTAATTCTTCGATCCACAGAGGTCCCTACCGACCGTCTATTGATCCCTTGGTTATTTTACGTGCAACCTCTTTTGCACAACTTTTTTCTCACGTATCAAAGCACGACTATTTTATGCATAGTTGCATGGTGCCCCGAGAGAGACTCGAACTCTCACCCGAAGACGACATCCTAAGTGTCGCGTGTCTGCCAATTCCACCACCGGGGCATAAGACAGCTATATTCTAACTGTCACGCTATTATCTGGGCCTACATTCTCACATGTTACAATACATTTAAATACCGGCCCGCTCATATAGTCATATAATTTATCCCATTTATCACGATTCTCAACTAGACACTTATATGTTATTCCATAAGGAGTGTATAATGTGAAATATCCTTCGTTGTAAGTTCCTATACTTGTTATTTCACCAACTAAAGTTTTTCCTCGCATTTTAGTCCTCCTTTAATGCAATAATAATATATGTTTGAGAACCTGCATCAATTGCTTCCCATTCAAAGTTTTCTTTACCGTACCAATGTTCCGCTTCTTTAACTGAAAAAATTTCTTCTTCCTCTCTCCAAGAGTCAAAGATATAATCGCTTTTACCTCCTGTACCAACTTCATAAGTATGATCTTCGTTAAATCTGTAAACAGCTTTATAATAATCTAAAAATACTGCATCGCGGAAGTCGATGTATGCGTCATCATTCACCCAATCTTTATATTCTTTTTCACTTACAGGAACAGTAAATATAATAATCCCCATTATTACTCCCCTTTCATAAAATATTCTTTTATTTTTTCACAATGTTCTTCTAATAAACCAGTTTTAAATTCTGTCTTAAAAATTTGTTCTTTTGGTATATAATTTTCTAGGTCATAAGTTTCATCATCTAAAACAACCCATTTATCTGTTAAAAATAGATTATATTTTACATACTCAATGATTTGTTTTCCTCTATAATCATAAAAGTTAGTAGTTAAACCTACAACTTCAATTTCATATTTTTTAAAATAATCTAATAATTTTTGACTCCAATGACATTCTTTCTCTCTAAGAACAACTTGGTTTCCCTTCATTGAAAAAGATAATCTCCAACTAGATGATAAAACAATTTTAGCTTCAGTAACTTTACATAATTGACTAAGCAATTCCCACGCTTTGTCGCAAAACATTCTATGGTCTTGAAAATCTTCTAAATTATTTTTCGCTTTATTTAACCAGTCATTTTGATTATTCATTACCCCATCTATATCAAGAAAAATATAATTCATACTATATCTCCATGGATGCTTCAAATTCATATTGCAAAGCACCCCTACCTTTTTCTTCAACAAATTTTTCAATGTCTTTCATAGTATAACCTAGACACATAAAAACACATGTGGCAGGATTTAAACATCCGCCTTGACAGCTTCCGCAACATCTAATATGTTTTTCTTCTGCGAACTTTTCAATTAAAAATTCTAACCATAAATTATTCATAATTTGTTCCTCTTTCTTGGTGCCCAAGGTGGGATTCGAACCCACAAGCTCTTGCGAGCAGCGGTGTTTGAGACCGCCGCGTCTACCTATTCCGCCACTCGGGCAAAGTGGTGGACCCCTCAGGACTCGAACCTGAACTCAACCGGTTATGAGCCAGTAGCTTTACCTTTAAGCTAGGGGTCCGCGAACCACCAACGTGGCTCTATACAGATTTTATTTTTAGACTTTGCTGCTCAGTCTTTTACTCTTTGTCTTTAAAAAGTCAAGTGTAACATTGAGATTTAGTTAACCATGAAATTCCAAAGAACATTAATGCAATTGCCTCAACAATTCAGAATGTAGATTTACATTCTAATAGTGAAAGCGGAATGATTAATATAAATGATGCTAGCATACCTATTCCGCATACTCTAAAAATGATATTTCTAATTTTCTTTTCTCTAGTCATTTCTCCGCTTGTCTTTGTAAACAAAAATAATGAATTATATGACAATAATGCAAAAAACACTATTGCTGAAACCATATGAATAAAATGACTTATAGTAGTTGGTAATTGGAAAGTTCCAACCTTCTCAAAATCTGAATTATCGCAAGGAAAAAAACAAACACATAATCCAAAAATACCAGCAAGAGTACAAACGATGGCGTCTTGTTTACTATATCCATTATAACATATTAAAAGCACTCCAGCAGAACCTAAAATTATCATAAAAGGAGTTATGCAACTAGCATAAAAATATGTCATTGAAATTGATTGTGGAAAACTAAATGCTCCAATTTCAAAAATCATATATAATATAGCAACTAATCAAGGTAATAACATACCAAGCCAACCTAAAATTTTTCTTAATTTAATAGTATCTATCATTAATACCACTCCATAGCCTATCGCTACTGGTGCTCAAGATGAGACTCGAACTCACATGAATTTTCATTCGCAAGCCCCTCAAGCTTGTGTGTCTACCATTCCACCACTCGAGCAAAAACACCGCTTTGAGTTATGAAGGGTCAAAGCGTGAGTCGGTTCCTAACACCCTTTTATATTATATTAATTTTCAGTTACAGAACCTTTAACTTCTTGCGCTACTGGGACAGGAGTTTGTGGAGTTGTGAAGCTTGGTAATTGGAAGTTGAATCCGCCATTACCCATAAACATCATAGCCATTAACAAACTATTATCTCCACCTTTATTATCGCCCATTAAGCTTTGCATTAATAATGCCCTAATAGTTTAAAATATAAATCCACTATTACTTTTCTCCTTTCTTTTATTTTTTACAATTTATTATAACATATTTTTTGATTTTTTACAAATAATGAGTATTAAAATTTACATGGACCCAGTAACGGGAATCGGACCCGCATCATATGCATGGCAAGCATAGGTTCTACCATTAAACTATACCGAGAGCGCTCCAACCTCTAAACATGTACCTAGTTGGTTGCCACTTTTGCGTAGGCGGTTTTAAAAGAATGCTCCGAACACGTTCTGAGAATGGGTGTGTTATTCCCGCATCCTGGGGCACTTGCGGTTTTCTCAGGACCAACAGAGGTGTGGATGGATAGTTATTAAGGTTTAGGAACGATATCTACAACTTACGTGAGATATACAATTAACCCTAAACATAATTGGCCCTACATGGTACGCCGAGTCCGACAAACAGACTTATTTTCCACTGGGGACGGCGTGTAGGGATCTGTCTACGAACCTAAAACTAGTATCACCGGAATTATCTCCAGTGTAGGTCGTAATAGCACTATAACCCGACAAATGGAATATTTGGCTTTCAGGCGTTTCCACGGAGGATACTCATGCCTTCCTGTCGTAGTCCCACGGAGGGTAAGAAATAGTGCTGATACGTGTAATGACAACCACGATTAGCGATTACCGCTTCTGAGGTTTCCGTATCCTTGACCTAAGGAATAGTCATTCGGCGGTTTAATGCCGCGACAGTTATCGACCGCGCGGAGGTCACATCCCACCAACGGTGGGTGATCGAATGTTTAACCGCAGTTAAACTATGTATGCTCTCGTTGCATACCCGAACCGTTTTAATAATTTAGGCTGTTCATCACACTCCATTTAATCAGTCAGGGAGAGGAAGTCTAAATCAGTCGTTAAATCTCTGATACTGTCTTCTTACTTACAGTCCGTTCCTGACACCTAAATACAGTATTCTCCATGACACATATTGAATACTCTTATATTCCTTAAAACAGCTCAATTACTGCCGCAGGAATACGTTATAATTTCTTCGCTTTAAGTCATTTGAAAGATAAGTTTATCTTATCCTTTATTTACTTTAGGTGGAGAATCACCTTTCACCTTTAATTATCATTGTTGAGCTCTACTAATTGGAGCAACGCACACCTAATTAACTACGAAAAGTTAATCGGCAACATCTTCCTATACGAAACAATGATTAAAATATGTGACAAGACTATTTCCTGTCGTTGGTGGACCAAGGCATACGCCAGCCCAATAATTTTAACGATAGTGCCGAAGCAATCTATCGTATGATCCAAGTGTTTTTCGTTCGGCTCTCGTTAGCTAACCGATAGAACGCCCGCTTATCGTATTTCACACCAAACGGCCACGGATTTTTTCATGTTAGGGTGTTGACTCACCTTAAGAAATAGGGTGTCTAAACTATCTCCAACCTCATACCACAGGACACCACTTTCTGCGGAGTAATTCATTTTTAAAGGTAGTGAGGTTCTACCGCCGGGTCAACTTTTTTGTAACGGACGTTCCCTTTGTGGTCCAAATGGCCTCCTCTGAGAGAGTTGAACTCCCACCTTCAGGTTCGTAGCCTGGCAGTCTATCCATTAGCCTAAGAGGAGATACTATGGTGCCCATTACAAGACTTGAACTTGTGACCTACGCCTTACCATGGCGTTGCTCTACCTGCTGAGC